CAAAAATACGAGTTTTATGTTGATATAACAAAAACTGATAAAGATTATATATTACCGGCATTAATTAAAATGGAACAAGCATTATATTTATCAACATATGTTATATCCAAAACACAACAACAAGATATTATAAAAAAATATTATGAACTTGTTAAAAATGATATTACTATTAAGTCGTATAACAATAAAAATCCCAATAAACCTCCATTAATAACACCTAAACCTGTTACATTGGAAAAAATTAATGTTCTCAATCCCGATGAATATGGTATTGTTAGTATATTATCAGAATATACTGTTACCGAAAAAGCTGATGGTGAAAGATTACTAATGTTTATTGATGATAATGCGAAAGTTTATTTAATTAATAATACATATCGTGTTATTGATACAGGTATTACATCTATAAAAGAAATGCAAAATACTTTAATTGATGGAGAATATATTTCGTGTAATAATAGAAAGGATAATTCTACAAAAGGATTATATGCAGCATTTGATATATATTATTATGGTGGTGAAAAAGTAACTAGTTTACCATTAATTCATAATGACCAAAAAGTAAAAACGCGATATAATTATTTATTGAAAACAGCAAATGGTATGAAAAAAACAGAACATTCAATGGATTATGTTGTTAAAGAGCATTTATATAATACTGACATATTAAAAGATTGTGATGAAATATTATCTGGAAATAAAACATACCCATATGATATTGATGGACTTATATTTACACCAGCTAAATTAGCATTGTATTCTTATTATACAAATAAGGCAATGCCAATAACAGATAATGTTAAATGGGATAGAGTATTCAAATGGAAGCCTCCTGAACAAAATACTATTGATTTCTTAGCAAAACAAGCTAGAACAACTACAATTGATGGTATAAAATATAAGGAGTTCTTGTTATATGTTGGTTATAATGCATCGCAATGGGAGCAATATACTATTGATGAAGCATTGAAGATAGCTTATAATAAAGAATACAGATTAATGGTACAAGATAAAAAAAAAACTTATATTCCTAAATTGTTTCAACCTAATATATACTATGAAAAAGGTATTGAAAAATTACTAGTTAAAGTAGATACAAATGGAAAAGTAAGATGCGATAATGGCGATATTATAGATGGTGATGTAATAATTGAGTGTATTTATAATATGGATAGTAAAATACCAGCAAATATGAGATGGAGACCTATGCGATTGCGTGAAGATAAAATTAGAATTTATAAGATGGGTGAATTATCAAAAACTGCCAATGATATGAGTGTAGCAATTAATATATGGCGTTCAATCCATAATCCCGTTACAGAGAGCATTATTAGAGGTAATAAACCTATTATAAATATGGATATTAATGATAGTGAAAGTGAAAGATTACTAGAATCGGATGATATATATTATTCTAGAAATATACCAAGAGATGCAATGTTTTCGTATAATATGTTGCAATTTCACAATTTAGGTATAAAACGTATGCTTTATAGCAAACCAACTAATAAAGGAAATCTTGTTGAATTAGCATGTGGTGAAGGTGGTGATATGCCTAGATGGATTGATAATGGTTATAAATTTATTCTTGGTATTGATTTAGTTAAAAATAATATTTATGGACCACGTACAGGAGCTTATAGTAGAATGTTAGAAAATAGAAAGAGATATTTCAGAAATCTCAATGTTAAAGATAAAATAGCTTTTCCTAATATGGTATTTGTTGCTGGAGATTGTGGTAAAAGTATAATGGACGGCGAATGTTCTTTATCAATTGATGATCAAGAAAGCTTCAATGTATTGCAAAATGTTTTAAATAAAAAACGTAATGATATGCAAAAACATTATTCTAATATAATCGGACAAGGTGCCAATGGTTTTAATGTTTGTTCGTGTATGTTTAGTATTCACTACTTCTTTAAAAGCGAGGAAACATTGGATACTTATTTAATGAATGTAAGCTCTCTTTTAAGAACCAATGGAACATTCTTCTGTACTTTTATGGACGGAAAAAGAATTGAAGATGAAATTAATAGTAATGGTGGAGATATGATTGAAGGTGTGAAAAATACTGAAATTGATATCAAGAATAGAGTACCAATATGGGCTATTATTCGTAGATTTAATAAAGATACCAAAGATAAGTATAATAAAAAAATAGATGTATTTATTGAATCCACAAGTAAATTTATTCCTGAATATTTAGTATCATATGAAGAATTAGTTGAAAAATGCAAAACTTTTAATTTAGAATTAGTTGAAAGTGAATTATTTTCAGAATATTTCAATAAAATTAAATCTGCAATTCCAGATGATGATGCAGAAAAAGAAAATATACATAAAATTGTTATGGAGTTAGATAAAGACCTTGTGCAGAAAAAGTTTAGTTTCTTTAATAGATGGTGTATATTCAAAAAGGTTTAATAAAGTTTCGTATATAAGAGTTTATTTATTTTTTTAATTATAATTAAGATGATATTATTTTACAGCCCTTCATGCAATCATTGTAGTATGTTACTTGATAATATCAAAAGATATGACAAAGATAAAAAAATAAAATTAGTTTGTATTGAAGAATTAATTTCAGAAAATATTGAAATTGAAAAAAAAATTCATTCAGTTCCAGCATTTATGGTATTGCCCTCAAAAGAATTATTATTTGGTAAAGCTGTATTTGATCATTTATTATTACCAGGAAGGGGTGTATTATGTGGTGGACAAAGCACGAGATTAGAGAGACCTGAAAATAATAATCAGGATATTGATGATAATAATACAATAAAACCATTAGAAATCAAAGATAATCCAGATGAACCATCAGCTTTTGTTTTAAATGGTTTTAATTTTTCAGATAGTTTTTCATCTATTGATGATGAAAATAAAGTAGAATGTAAAGATAAAGGGTATAATTGGGATTATATTACTAATGATGCTAATATAAGTGATGGAATAAATGGTATTTCTGTTACTGAAAGCGAAGGAAAAAAAATGCCTTCACTAGATGAATTAAAAAAATTAAGAGATGATATTAAATTTGACTAATTAAAACATATAAGGAATATCAGCAATATTTTTTATATAATATAAAATAATATAAAATAATGTCAAATCAGTATGTCTTTAACCAATATTACATTGATTTTATTAAACGACTTAAAAAAACTTCCAAAGTAATTAAGGAAGATGGAAATGATAACGAAAAGTATGAATTGGCAAAAGATATAATGAAATCAATTAAGACTAATTATGTAACATTGGATAAGTCTTCGGATGAATATGTTTTATTTGTAAATAAGCTAGACGAAAATGTATGGAAAACTTATTTAGATATAGAAGATGATAAAATGAATGAGTGGTTTGATATGGAAAATATAAAAAATGTTGAACTATATCAAAATATCACAATTTCAAACATTCGCGAAGTAATGAATGATGATTATTTATGTCATCATTTTATTAGTGTTTTTTATTTATTTAAAAATGAATTAAGTGAAGATGTTGTAAAGAAATACGTATCTATACTACAAGAATCCTTTAAAGAAGAATTGTACGAAGATATTGAAAATGAAGAACATAAAAAACTATTATTAAGATTAAATGAAATCAAAAAGAAAACAATTAAAGATAAAAGCGGTGTAAATATGGCTGGAATGGAAGATACAATGTTGGGTAAATTGGCAAAAGAAATATTAGATGATGTAGATGTAGATAAACTGCAAAAATCTATTGGTGACAAAGGTGATTTATTGAAAGCTATTGGTGATCCTGATAGTGGATTTGGAGACCTTATTTCTAATGTAAGTAGAAAAATGGCTACAAAAATATCAAATGGTGAATTAAAACAAGAAAATCTACTACAAGATGCTATGAAATTCGCATCAACAATGCCAGGATTATTTGGTGGAGCTAATCCAGGTGGAGGAGGTAATAAACAACAAAAAGATATGGCTAATATGATGAATATGATGAATAATATGATGAACAATAAAGAAGGTATGGATGCTTTTAAAAATATGATGGGTGGTGCTGATAAGGGTAAAAAAGCTGGTAGCAAAGCGGCATTCAATAAAAATGCTTATAGAAAATCCATGGCTGCAAATAAACTAAAAGCTAAAATAGCTAAACGTAGAGAAGAAAATCAAGAAGTTTCAGATGAATAAAAATAATGTAAATATTTAGAGAAACAAAAAATGTTTTGGTTAGACAACATATTTGAACTAATGAATCCAGTACTTACCCCAGATATTAACATGACTATTGAAGATAAAATTAATGCAATTATAAGGGCAATAATATTTGTAGGATTAATATGTACACTTGTTTTTAATGATACACGATATGTATTATTTGTTATTATATTGATGATAATATCAATACTTATAATAAATTATCAATATGAAAAAAATAAAAAAATAGAGAAATATTTAAATTTAAATGATTTAGATATAGTCAATAATAAAAAATGTATTAAACCAACAGAAAATAATCCTTTTATGAACCCAAATATATTAACTACAAAAAAAGGTAATGAAGACTACGAAGCTTGCTCAATAAATAATAAAAATGTTAATAAAAATATAAATAAGTTTTTTTATCAAAAAATATTTAGAAATGCCGATGATATATATGATAAATCAACATTAGATAGACAATTTTATACTGTACCTTCGACAACTATTCCAAATGACAGGGAAAAATTAGGAGAATGGTTATATGTCAGGGGTCCTTCGTGTAAAGAAGGTAATGGTATAAAATGTTATAATAATTTATATAATAATATTAAGAATGGTGTTCAGATTTAAGAGATTTAAATAAATTGGTAGAATAATCCTTGTAAAATCCTTTTTTTTCTAAGAATTCTATTTTATCAAATTTAATATTATAATTATTTTTTTTAGCAATTTCAATACAACATTTGTTAATCTTTTCTAGTAAATCTTTTTGTTCTTGGCTTAATTCTTGTGGCTTTTGTTTTACTAAATTATGCATTATAATAATATATTATAAATAATTGTTTATATAAATGTCTAAATCCAAACAAAAATGTTTTATTTAAGGTGGAAATATTGGTGAAGAAGATAAATAAATAAACCTGCAACCAAAAAGGCTTAACAAAATATTATGCAAAAAATAATAATTTTTTATATAAATAAATAATATTTTAAATATTTAAAATGAAAGAAAAAACTACAATATCTTATTCTCATCAGGTAAATAATGATGATACTAAGGAAAGTAAAGTAGAATATAATAAATATACAAAGACACCTGATAATATAGAAAAAATGTTAACATATAAGAAAATTGTTAAGAATGACTTATCAGGTAATAATATTACAAATAACGAATCATTCAATGAATTGTATAAAAATAATACTGATATAAATGAGGTAATTGGTAATAGTTGTAATAAGAAGAATTGGAATGTTATAGAGTATAATAATTATAATTTAAAGAAAAAATATAAAACAGAATATGATAATATTAAATTGGATATAAATTATGATTTATTAGAAAAATATGATACTAAATATTTAAAAGACAAATAAAATTTTTTATATATTATTTAAGAATAGATAGATAATGAGTAATAATACTTTTGATGGATTAACTAATATATGCAATGACAATTGTTGGAAAGTCGCCAAGGAATTACATAATAAAAAAATAGAAGGGTATAATATATATCCCAATAATCTCGTTGATTGTAATAGTCCATATGTGAGAATGTCGGATATGTATCTAAATCATCCTAACTTACGGGGTCGCCCAGGATATGGTTTAGCAGATGATTGCTTAATAGATAATTATTCTTCTTTAAGAAATGATCCATCCATGTTAACTCATGATAAATGTAAAATACAATTATTTAATCGTATATTTACTTCTGGTCCCAATTTAAGATGCGGTAAAACTCATATAGGTAAAGAACTTGAATTAATTGAAGGTGAAGATACGAATCCTTTAAAATGTAGAAAACAAATTATGGAAGAAGAAATGAATAATATGATGCCTTTATTAGATTGTGTTAAAGATGTTCAAAATCCCGAAAATATTGTACCAATCTGGGTTAATGGAGGCGAAGATACACGCTCTTATATAAATAGAGCTGAATTTAATAAAAATTGTAATTGGCGAGGTAGAAATAAAAACTTTTCTGTATAATTAAAAAAATCTTATATTATAGAAGATATGAGTTTTAATAGAACGACATATGATAATTGTTCATACAAGCAAGAATTACAAGGTAATGTCAGTACTTTGCAATATTTACTATCCCCCTATAGATACGAACACGCTAATAAATGCAGACATCAACTAGGATTTATTGGAGGTACCGCAGTATCTCATATTCAAGGTAATATAGTTGACCTTGATAGTGAATTACGTGGTCAAACTCGTATTGTGTCAAAATGCAATACAAATCAATATGTACCAACTAATGATGGTATTATTAAAAATGATAAAACTAAGCCGATAGATACTACAATGTTACATTTGCCTGCGTGCCAATCAATAATGTATCGTGAAGTACCTGCGCCACCAAAAATAAATTATGATAAATGCTAAATTATTTTTTTAACATAATTTTCCTAAATAGTTAAATATGAAATAGTATATTAAATATATAGGTCCTAACATAAATGCTGCAAAAGCAAAAACTATTCTAATGAATATATTATTAACCATACCACCCCATTTACAGGAAAAAGATAAATATGCTGCTCCTACTGAAATTATAAAAGTTATTATATAGATAATGGCAATATATATATTATCTAATATAGTCCATCTATATAAATAGTTGGGGTTATATCCGCTCATATATAAATAAATAACTTCAATTGGGCTATATTTTGTTTCTTCTTCTTGATTATTGAAATTTTCAATTAACAATAACATATCTATTTATTTAATACATAAAATAATATATTATTTTATTAGATATGAATAAATATATAGATACAAGATTAAACTACGATAGTTGCAGTTATAAAGAAAAATTACGCAGAACGGTTGGACCTGGTTTATATCAATTAGAATCACCATATAATGATTGTGCTGATTGTTCACAAGATATACCTTCTGACCCATCATTAAGATATCAAAATTATGGTCAAAATACTTGCTCTATGAAGAAAGCCATAGATGATTCAAGTGAATTATTAGGGCTTAACTATAAAAACACTAAATGTAATGCCAAAGAATATATTCCTGGTAAATACGAGAAATCTGGTTGCTTTATATTAGGTAATACTGATCCACGTGCTTGCACTGCACCTCGTGAAGATACGCGTTTATCTAATCCACCATGTACATTAAAAGAAACAGGTATAAATAGATGGGAATGGTTATGCTTTGACCCACAAGAAAGAGCTATTGAAGGATTTGACAGAATACCAGTTAATTATAGAATGGTTGCAAAAGATAATCATACGCCATGTATTGAAGAACCGGCAGACCAATCTATTTTTTTACCAAAAAATGGAAGCGGAGATATGAATAAATTAGAAGATTGGAAAATGTGCAATAAAGATAATAAAATTTATACACCAGGATATCCTTATGGTTCAATGTATACGGGTGTTTCTTGTAAAACTTAATTTAAAGTAATTAATGAATATCTATTGTATATATTAATGTATTTTTTATCCTTTATTGATTAGAGGCCAATAATGGAATTATCCAACGATATACCATCAATGAAAAATATATATGATTCTACATATTGGAATCAAGTTAAACAAGATGAACAATATAGAAGTAGTAAAATGTATAACATGGCAAATGCGGGAAATACTGGTATTGTTTCTATGCCTGCTACATCTGATATGTTTAAAAAAATGAATTACACTATTCCTGATAATAGTAATAGTTCCAAATATGTACAATCTTTAACTGGAAATAAAATTAGCAGTGTGTCATTTACACACAATAATATGACACCATTTTTACGTAAAAATGTAACACAGAATACTAATCTTGAAACAATGTCACCTTTTCTTGATAATAGAACTGGTGGCAATCAATTTTGGCAAACAAAAAAAGAGGTACAATCTATGTTTAAACCACAAGCTAATGCTGGTGGAAATATTTGTGGTATGAAAAATAACGATGACTTTTATAAATCTCGTTTAGATTTTAAGGAAAAAGCAAATAATTTTTTCCCAATAGAACAAGTTAAAGTTGGCCCTGGATTAAATCAAGGTTACGAATCAAAAGGTATTGGAGGTTTTCATCAAACAGATACAAATACGCTTGCAAGACCTAAGAATTTAGATGAGTTACGCAGTAAAATTAATCAAAAACAAACGTATTTCAATATTCCTGTTAAAAGTCACATTAAGGGTACAGATCAACGAGGAGTTCAAATGCCTCTTGTTAAAAATCGCCCAGATACTGTGTATGAGCAAAGTGAAGATATGTGGATTAAAACAACAGGTGCCAATAGCAAAGAATCATTGCGTCCTGCTCAAAATATAAGACCAACAACACGCCAAGAATCACATGTAGATTATCAAGGTAGTGTATCTCTAAGTGATGCAAATGCGGGTTTTTGTGATGATTATGGAAAAAGTAAGGTTATTGTTTATAATAATGAAAGAGCTACTACTGAAAATAAACCAGTTGTATCTAATGTCACAAGTATTGTAAAAGCTATTGTTTCACCTGTTATTGATGCATTGAAATATACAATGAAGGAGTATACCGTAGAATCTGAACGCGGTGTAGGTAATCCAAGTATACAAATACCTGAGAAAGCTACAACTTATGATCCAGATAATCACATAATGAAAACTACTGTTAAAGAAACCACAATTCATGATAGTGAAATGATTAATTTAACAGGAAATAAAGAAATATATTCTACTATAACTGATCAAGCAAAAACTACTGTAAAAGAAACTTTAATTCACGATAGTGTATATACAAATGTCAAAGGTAGTGATGGTGGATATACAAAAGCATATGATAAAGCAAAAACTACTATTCGTGAAACTGTTAAGGCTGTTGATACTGTTAGAAATATTGGAGGTGTAACTTATAGTGTATCTGTATATGATCCAGAAATTGTAGCTAGAACTACTGTTAAAGAGACAACATTAGTTGCTAAATCACCATATGGTTTCTTAGGTGGTATGCTTGAAGGATTATTTGGAGGATATATTAGCAAAGAAATTGATCTTAAAAATACACACAAACAATTCTTATCTGATACCAATGAATATGGTATTGCTGGTGCAATCAATGAACATAGACAACGCGATAGAACTGCCGAAGAAAATGCTGAAATTGATGATACACGTGAAAGAATAATGATTTCTGCTGGTCATACACCAAATCCTGGAAATATGAATATTAATCGTGACTCGGCGGATGTTGAAATGACTACTCGCAAACCATTTGAAAACTCTGCTGCAGCACGTGAAAATGGTAATGTAGGTATGATATATCAATCGTCTCCAACAATTGATGAGTGTAGCATTACTAAAATACCTCAAAAATCTAATGCGTTTTCTAATAGATTAGATAGTGATCTTCTAGAACCGGTTAATGATAATGATTTAATGAAAACCCAAAGAATTAATCCCATTAAAAGTGGATGCAAGTTATAAAAATATATAAGGATTAAAACATATATATATATGTAATGGGAGCGGGCTCCTATTACAAGCTCTCGTAGCTTAATCGGTCAAAGCGTTGGTCTTATGAGCCAAAGATTGGGAGTTCGAGTCTCCCCGAGAGCACAAATTATTTTTGTAAGATATATAAAGTTTCATTTATATATTTATAATAACATTTAAAAAATTTTAATAAATATAATATTAGTAGATGTTTTTTAGACGCAAATTTAAACCCACATCATATTTATCATTGATACATAATTATAATATAAATCATATATCTAGTTAAAATTATTTGATAACATAAGGTAATCTAAAATATTTATAATTTCTTTTTTTATAACTGAAATACAATATATCTTTGTTTTTACTTAATAACCATTTTAAAGTGTTATTAACTTCAACAATTTTTTGTTTATATATAAGTATATCTAATAAAATATCTCCAAGAAGTCCAGATGTTTTAATAAATGTATGATTATTTATTTCATCTATATAAATATAAGTTTTACATATATCTGGTTTTGTTCTAAGAAATTGCCTATAACTTGTTATTTCAAATACTATGTTTTTCTTAAAAATATCTTGTGTATATTTATAATTATAAATAGTAGTATTATTATTTAAATATAAAATATATGAAATTATTGTTTTTGATACATCATTCATCATATTTGTATAATTTGTATCTAGCATTTGATCATATTTACAAAGTAAAGTAGATATTAAAGTTTTTTTATTTTCTGTAATGCAAAAGTGGTTAGATTTAGTACATATTAAGATATTGTTATGGATATCATTTTTAATATTGTAGTTTTTTTGATCTAATAAATTAATATATGATATAAAACCATCGCATTCTCCAATTATATTCAAGATATTTGTATCTTGTTTATTTTTAATGTTAAATAATGTATTATCATATATTGATTTTGGAGATGCTCCATATGTAATTCTTGCTTTAATATTATTATTATTATTTATACAATGATATCCTCCTGCTGAATGTCCAAATAGTATTGTATTATTAAGATTTGGTAAATTATAATTATCACATATAGTTACATTAATATTTATATTTTTTCTTAATCCTCTATTTATTATATTTTCTCCAAATTTGATATAATTTTTACTTGGAATAGCATATCCCTTCCAGATTACAAAATTAATATTATTAGTTTTTTTTATATTAGATATTAAATTAATATTTCCATTATATGTGTTAATATTTATAAATGTGTGTACATAGCTTATAAATAGTAATAAATAGCAAATTCTCATTATTTATAATTATATGTGTGTATTTTTATATATTATTACATCATATATAATAATAAAGTATTAAAGAAAAATAAACACATATATATGTAATTAATGTTTCGTCTTTCTTTAATTTGTGTATTGGTTTGTCAAGCTATTTGCTTTACTCATATTAACAATATCCCTGTTATGAGAATGCGACGCGCAAATGTCGTAAAAAATGTTTGTAAAATGAAACTAAATGATTTTGATACTAATACATTTAAAGATATTGATGTTGATAAATCAGGTACAATTGATGTTGTAGAGTTGAATAATTATTACGGAAAAAATAATTATATGGAATTAGCAGATATTAACAATGATAAAAAGATTGATTATCCTGAGTTTGAAAGACTAGGTAATATTAATAAGTTTGGAAAAAAAAATGGTGGAAATCTTTTTGTAAGAAATGCGATTAATTGGGGTCTTCTCAAAAAGGATTCTATATTGGCTGACGGCGAGGCATCAATTCTAGTATGAAACAAAGGATTTGATCCACTTAATTGCGCTACTGATATTGGAACACTAAACAACTATCGTGAAGCTGAAATTAAACATGGTCGTCTCGCAATGCTCGCAAGTGTCGGATGGCCTTTGTCTGAGATTTATCATCCATATTTATCTAAACTTGCTAATAAAATGAATTTTCTTTCATTTAATGGTAAGGCTCCGTCACTTTTAAATGGTGGTCTAGATAATATTAATCCTGTATTCTTTATGGCTATTATTGTATTCATGGCAACTTTTGAATCTGTTGCACTAAATAAGGAATATACTAATAATACTATTCCTGGTGATCTTAGTTTTGACCCTCTTAAACTATATGTCAATAAGGACCCTAGAACTAAACGCGACATAGAACTCAAAGAACTTAATAATGGGCGTATTGCGATGCTTGCAATCACTTATTATGCAATTAGTGAATTTGTAAATAATATTCCCGTAATTAAAGAAACTCCTTTTTTATTTAAAAGTTTTCTTTGATTATTATAAAGATGGATAATAAAGTTAATTACTATAAGATTATTGATGGCTTAAAATTTGATGCAAGTTTATTAGTAACAGCTGATGAATTAGTAAAAGGTCAAGGTGATGGTCGTATTTCGATTGATGATTCTAATAAATTATTAATGAAAATATTTGATGGTCGCAAAATAACACAAGTAGAATGCCGTACAATTTTATATATACTTAAAAACTATAAATTAACGGAGGAAGCCTCTCAAAATTTCTTAGATAAATTAATCAAATATGAATAAAAATTGATTTATATATATATTTTATTATATTAATATGGAAAAAAGTATCGCTAACATTACTATTAATATTAATTATGATACTTTGAGTATCAAAAATAAAAAATTAATAAAAATGAAAAAAATGCCAAAAAATGCTGAAGTTAGTGCTTTGGCTCTTATATCTAAGTATCTTAGTTAGATTTGATTAGATACTTTACACATGTATTTGAGAAGTTCATTATTTTTATTATCAACAATTTTTGAAATATCATTGAGAACTTGTTGACCTTTTTTAATTTGACAGAGACTTAGATCACCAAGTGGAAAAACATCATAAGAATACATTTTATTAATAATTAAATATAAAGAAATTTAAATCAATTTTTATTTAAAAAACTAATATTATTTATAGAAGTTTTTATATTATATATTAATAATATAATGAATAACAATTCTATTAATTTTCAAGACTGGAAACCTATTGTATTTACTAAAAAGCCACAAGAATTAAAAAAAAAAGAAAGTATTCAAAAGCCTCCGGGCAACAAAGAAATGATTAGATTATTGGAAGATGATATTCCTAATCTAAATAAAATGTCAATAAAATATGCTCAGGCGATTGTAGATGGTCGTATAGCAATGGGATTTACTCAAAAAGACTTGGCTCAACGCTTATCTGTAAAGGATAATGTAATTAAAGAATATGAAAATTGTCAGGTAAAAAACTTTAATGTAGGTTTTCTTAAAAAGATATTAAGAACCATTAAAATTGATCCTAAAACTATTATTAAATCCTAATTATAAAAATTGATATAAAGCAAAACTAATTAATATAATTACTACTATTATGCAAGTAGCTAATGATACTTGTTATGAGCGCGAAGAAGAATATCTAAGAAAATATCTTGATACTATTCGTAAATCCGATGGTACTTTTAAACGCGTACTTATATCCCCTCTTAGATATGCTGGTGGTAAATCAAAAGCAATTGGACTAATACTTAATAGTCTTCCTAAATTACGTGAAAAAAAAATAGTTTCGCCATTTTTTGGAGGCGGATCATTTGAACTATGTGCATCACAAAATTTAGGAATTCAAGTAATAGGTTACGATATATTTGGAATGCTCACTAATTTCTGGAATGTCCTTATTAATCATAAGGAAGAGTTTATTGAAGAACTAAAAAAATTTAATATTACAAGCGAAGAATTTACATATAATAGACACGTACTTCTCAATTACTGGGATAAAATTAAGCCATCAGATCTTATATATAATACAAAGAAAGTAGTAGAATTATCTGATGAAGATAAAGTATTGTTAGATGATAATATTATTAAGCAAGCTGTTTATTATTATTACAATATGACTTTATCATATGGACCAATGTTTCTTGGTTGGCCAAGTTCTAATGAAATCAAACTAGATAAATTTAAACGTAGAATTAAAAATCTAGAAAATATGCAATTTAATAATATATCCGTTGTTTGTGATGACTTTGAGAATGTTATTCAGCGTCACAGAGATGATTTTCTATTCCTAGATCCTCCTTATTATTTAGAAGGTGATAGTAAGATGTTTAAAGGATTATATCCTAATTGCAATTTTGCCATTCATCATAACAATTTTAATCACAAAAAAATGTGCGATTTACTCATGAATCACAAAGGAGGATTTCTAATTACATATAATAACTGCGATACTATTCGCGATTGGTACAAAGATTTTAAATTTGAATTTCCTGAGTGGCAATATACTTATGGTCAAGGCGAAACCAGAATAGGAAAAAATAGAAAGTTAGATGAAACAAATAATATTAAAGATTCGCACGAAATATTTATAATATGCAATCCAAGATAATTAGTAGTCGTCCTCGTAATAGTTGATCCCATGATTAGGTGATTTCAATAATTCAATAAATGGCTTACCAGCATTCCCATTAAATCCCAGAAAATAGCTTTTACGTTTATTGCGATATTCATATGTAATATAATTGCGCGTACCTTTTTTCGAGTCATCAGTGAAATCACCTTTAATACGTCCTGATTCAATTTTGCGCCATATGCATTTATCTACTATATAATCTACTATATCATCTGTATTGAAGAAAGTCCATTTTTTTCTGGAAGTATCTTTGTATGCTAGTATTCCAGCAGGTTTTTTGCTTTCGCTTTTTTTTAGATATTTCTCAAATATTTTGCGAACATATCCCTTGTCTTCTAGTGTAACAATATCAATATCCTTGAGTTCTGGAATATTACCTAGGACTAACTGAATATTTTTACCACTCTTATTGCTTACATTCAAATTGGTGTTTTTGATAGTTTCTTTTAATTTGTCGCAAATGCTATGTGATTGACAAATACTCGTATCTGACGTCGCGCCATATTCGGTCGGTTCATTTAATTCTGTTATATTGTATTTTGCGAGGAAGTCCTTTTCACGCTTATGACCTATAATCTTTTTATAGGCTCCTACTTTTTTACAAGACTCAATTCTTTTCTTGTTTCCTACAATAGCTATGTTTAGCATATCAGTCGTGATAATATATTACTTATACATTCAAACACATCATTTTTTAATAAAAATATCACATATTTATCCCAGCAAATACATATAAAAATATCACGTATTTATTTTACACCTTTAAATATTTAAAACACCGACTATATTTTAATAATAGAAATCTCTTTAGAATTATAATTATCTATTTTGACAGCATTATATTTTTTTAATGGTAATAAATTACAGGTTAAATGGCGCCACCCCCCTGTATTACAAGATTGATCATTAATTTGTTGATTACAACAATTAACCAATAAGATATATTTGAATTTTTTACTTTCTATTAAATAATCCATAAATACATATATTTCTTCTGTTGGCCAGTGTTGGATAACATCTTTTAAGATACACATATCTCCTTCTATAATACTTTCCTTATTTGTATAAAAATCAAGATGTTTGAAAGTATATTTTGGTTCTGGATATTGAGTTATATGATAATCAATAATTTTTTTATATACATCATAACCAGTATATGAAACATTTATATCATCATATAATAACCTTCCAATTATAAAATCTCCACAACCTAAATCTACAATATTATTAATATTATAATCCTTAATAACCTTTTTTACTATTTCTATATATTTTTCATTATATTCTACACTACTTCCAGGACCACTGCTACCTGAATATTTATTATTTTTATTATTTCCCCATATACAATATTCATACATATATGTAAATATATTTTCCATTATTATATATATATATTTATTTATTTTTTAAATACTATTTATCTCATTCTAATAATATTACACAAAAGAAAAGAGATTATACATCATATAAAATTACTAATAGTCATATATCATTTATAAAGTAACAACTTAAACAAAATAAAACGATAACTATGGATGAATTATTAACCAAATTAAAAACTAAATACTCAAACATAACACTATCAAGAGTTCATTTAGGTATATACGAAACATCATTAAACTCATTTATGATTAGAAGGAAATGTTATGAAGAATTAGGTATAAGATGTATAGTGAAAACGGAAAGTCAATAAGTTTTCAAAAAATATACTGGGATATTTGCTATTTCTTCAAAAGGTGTTATTGGATATGAGGTATATAAAAAAAGGAGGTATTGATAGTAATAGAATTGTTGATTTTATTAACAAGTTTATAAATGTAAAATATAAAAATAAATTAATCATTTTAGATAATGCGAGTAGTCATAGAAATCAACTTGTAAAGGATGTCCTTTACAAGGATAATAATATAAAAGATGTATTAGATGAAATACCAATACATATTTATAAAAATCTAATAAAAGGAGCATATGATAAAAATTCAAAATATGTAAAACAACATTCAACGATAAAAAGGAAACCTAAAAATATATGGATTAGGTAGGCGTTTTAAATGTTTAATAGTAAATTATATATGAAATAAAAGTATAATATTATTGAAAACTATAATATAATTATGATTAATCTGAAATTACCAGGTGGTTCAGTAAAAAAGTTTTATGAAGAAGTAGGTAAATCATCTGTTTGTGGTAAAAATAGAGTTATATATAAAAAAGTTAGTTAATAAAACTTCTTCTAAAGAATATATGAAAAATAAAGGAAGATATGTTCAAGTCAAAAATTTTGTTAAAGCAATGATAGCAGCTTGTAAATTAAAAACTCCTAAAAAACTGCTACAACAAAAATCTCCCAAATCTTGCATAGCGAATCAACATAGAAATCCTGCTACATGCAGATGTGTTAAATACAAAGTTCCAAAAAGCCCAAAAAAGAAGGCGCCCTCGTAAAACTTCTGCCAAACGTTCTGCGTAAATTACAAAAATAATTATATTATTTTTTTTACAAATATTAAAAATTGATAAGATATTTTATATATAAAGTCTATATAAGATGAACACTATTAAAATTATTATTGCCATAGCTTTCTTAATTAATAATGTAAACTCTTTTGATTGCAATATGTTTCCTATTATTAAAAATATATTCAATAAAAATACTTGTTATAGTAAGTATAATAAAAATTATGTATCACATTCAACATTAATTAAAAATCGTAGAACAAGAAAAAATCATTATAAAATGACTGAGACAAATATTAATCTTAGAAATGCTAGTTTTCCTATTACTCCAAGTAAAATGACAGATGATTTTAGTAAATATCTTGGTAATACTGCTCCTAATTCCAATAACTAATTATTTAAAATTGGAGCATATATACCTTGCGCTGTTAATATTCCTGTAAAGATTCCAACAAAAACACAAGTAACTATCCATCCAAATATAGTTTTATATATTATTTTTTTGTTTACACCCGAAACATTATCTTTCCAAGAGCTTTCAAGTAATCCAATACCACAAGTAGCTCCCAATTGACAATGGGTAGTTGAAAGGGGTATTTTAAGTCTACTACCCAATATTGTTACAAGAGCCGCACTCAATTCTATAATAGTACCTCGTGATGGTGTTATTTTACATAATTTAAAACCGATAGCACGTATTATTCTATAACCATATAATAATAAACCCAGAGATATACCGACACCACCCAAGCTCAATATCCAATACGCGTTATTATCCATAATAGAGTTTTTTCTAACATCACCTTCCCAATATATAGTTAATATTGCAGCAAATGGTCCAACGGCATTAGCAACATCATTGGCTCCATGACTAAACGCAGCACAAGAAGCAGAAAATATTTGCAGATATTTGAAAAAATCTTCTGTGCGCTGATCAAATTCTTCAGCGTTTTTACTTAAAGCATTTATTATATCTAAGTCTTTATCTTCAACTTTATCAAAAGTATTAATATCTATATTAATAATTTTATCATATAATGTTGTTAGATTATCATTTTTCAATTCAACTATTTCTGTACTATTTGTTTCCAAATCTGTTACTTGTATTTTTGCATTTTTATGTTTATTATTAATACTATTATATATTTTTGGTAATACTGGTATTGTTAATAAACCAGATAATATACCAATACCAAATGAAATACCAACAATTGCTCCTAATGGAGTATCATCTAAACCAATTCCTTTTGCTCCCTTATAAAATATAAAAAATGAGTTTAAGAGCATAGTTATACCAACCAGCAAAGGAAATGCATAAAATATATATTTATTCTCGTATTTTTTTCGTAATATAGTTATTCTAATAATTCCATATAAACTTGAAGATATAAGTCCGGATAATAATGGTGAAATAAACCATGATAATACCATACCTAGAACACCACCAACATAAGGAAATGTATTTTTAGGAGTATACCATATTACACAATTGCTACCTTTTATTGCAATAGTCATACCAATCATTCCACCGATACATGAATGTGTAGTAGAAACAGGCATTTCTAAATAAGAAGCTGTAAATAGCCACGAGGCTACGGAGAAACAAACCCACATACATCCATACATTAATGTATAGGGATCATTTTGGAAACATTCATAATCAGCAATACCCTTTCTGATAGTTTCGGAAACATGAGAACCCATTAAAATAGCACCACCAGTTTCAAAAATGCAAGCTATAATAACAGCTTGTTTAATAGTTAAAGATTTAGCACCAACAGATGTGGCAAATGAGTTAGCAACGTCATTTGCACCAATACCCATTGATGCTATAAATGAAAATATTCCACCCATATAAACTATCCAAGCATATTGATTCATTATATTTTCCTTATATACTTAAATATTTAAAATGAGTACATAATTCTCTAAATATCTTAAATTTCTATAAAGTTTATAAAATTCATAAAAAATAAAATTATGTACTCTATTTACTCGTTTTTAACCCCATTACTTGTTTTCAATCAGAATTAGAACCCGAGCTATCTTCCGAAGATGAAGATTCGGACATATCAGAACCATCCGAGCTATTGCTATTATATGGTTCATGCCCTGTTTTCATTGGTTCATAATTATTTTTTAAAAAAGAAGGGTCAACAATATTAGAATTAGTTATTTTATTAGGCTTACTGTAATCGTCGTCTGTTAATATACCGAGAGAAACTAATGACGAACCATCGTCAAATGCGAGATATAATAAAGAAAATATAAATACATATATTATGCAAAATATAACAAAGTTGTTAAAAGTAAAAAACTCTTTTTTTTCATTATAATCTTCATTTTTGTCTTCATTATTTTTATTAATATAATAATATAATGCAAATAATATTAGAGAAACTATTAAAGAATATAACAATATCATATTACCCTATTAAGATTTTGTAAAATTGTTATATAAATAATTACGCAGTAAGTATATCTTAGACTTTCTTTAAGTCCTTGGTTTTTGTTTTACTGAAACACTTATTAACAAAATCTAAAACGGATTTTGGTTCTGTTTCTTGCTTATATAATTGTTTTATCTCTTTATTTAGCTCGCGGATTTCTTTTGTAAACTCTTTGATTTGTTGTTTATTAAATTGTTTATCTGTATTTAATTTATTTTCTTCCAATACGTTTTGTCGTTGTTCTATTTCAACTATTCTTTGATTAGTTGCTACTTCTGTATTTATATTTAATATTATATCGTTAATTACAGGATAAGCAAATTGACTACGATCATTGCTTCTATCAATATAGCTAATCAACCCAGATACCTTATCTATAAAACTAAAAGATCCTAAATTACTAAATAAACCGTTATCATTGCAATATAATGATTTAAACTCTTCAAAATCTTCTGGAAATCTGTCATCACCTTCTAATAACAAATTTAATATCTTTACAGCACTCATTGGGTCTTCTGTTATTGGTGTTGCAGACATAAGTAATAATTTAAGAGAATCTTTTTTAGACACACTATAAGATTTTTGCACCATATCTTGTAATACTTCTGGATTGGGCTTTTCTAATCTGGATAATGTATCACTATATACTTTGTGTATTTCATCAATAATTATTAATGTTTTTTTAAATGGGTCTTCTTTACCATTACGAGCAACCATTTGTTGATAAAATTTATTTTTACCTTTAATTAAATTAGTAAATTGTTTATAAGAAATAGGTTGTAACCAATTTTTGCCTAATAAAGCCATTCGTTCTGCTTTTGTTTTTGGTAATATCTTACCATTTTGCAACATTTCGCGTATTTTTATATTACAAATTTTTTCAAACATATTTTTCCAAATATCTTCTTTTAATGTATGGCGAGTAACCCATATTATAGTGTAATCATTTTCGTCAAAACTTTTGGTAGCAGATGCTATCGCAGTACATGTTTTGCCAGAACCAACACTGTGATATAAGAATAAACCTTTGTAAGGAGATTCGGGTGTTAAAAAGTTTTGTACAAAAGATTGTGTATTTGAAAATTTTACAATTTCATATTCTTTTTTCTTGCTATCTGTTTCAGGTTCTGAAACACACTTATTTTTAATTTCAAGTGATGAAGATTTAAAATCTTTAAAATGTAAACTTATATAATTATGTAAATCAAGATATTTCATTTTTTCCATTGGTGGAATTGGTAATATTAGTGGCTTTTTAATATTTGACATGGCTTTATATTTTTCAGCGAACATTAAGGTTTCTTTATAATTTTTCTCATTTATTAAACCTTTACGTTTATAATATTTGAGATTTTCTATTATTTTATCACCAAAGATTTTAAACATAAATAATGGACGTAACCATATTTTATTAACAGCATCACAATAGCTCATGCGTTTATCTAAATAATTACATAATATTGGTTTTGGATATTTTTCTAATAAAGCATTTAATAATTTACCATTTGTAATTCTATTATCAAATATTTTTTTACCTAATATTATTTTTCCTTTTTCCTTTTTATATCCATCTTCCAATTTATCAATATCATATATTACTGCTGTTAATAATATAGAATTTGCTTCTTCTAATTCTTCAAAAGGGCCTTTGCATTTTAATTTACAATCTAATTTTTTTTCATTAGTATATATTTTTCCATGTATATTACTAACAATTTTAATTAAATCTTTTTTAACAGGTTTTGATTTTTTATTTTCTTTATCTTGTATTAATTTCATAATATCATCATAAAATCTATTATTTTTAGTGCTTAACATATGAATATTTTCTGTTAATGGTAAATCAACTGCGGCCGCTATCATGATGTCTTCAATATCAGCTGTAAAATTGAGAGCATTTATATTTTGATTACTATGTTTTATATATAAATCATGTAATGTCATATCTTCGTTATAATTAATATTATATCTGTATACTTTTAATGACCAACCTACATTTGGTTTAAATGGTAGGCCAGACTGACCACAATAACGTGTTCCTCTACCAATAACTTGTGTATTTTCTGCTTTTGTTGTTAATGGTTCTAAAATATGCATATATTTTACATCAAATACATCAATGCCTTCTTTAAATCCAGAATCTAAAATTATAAAACGCATATTAGAACCATTTACATTTACAGGGCGTTCATTCATTTTAGCCATCATATTTTTTTTTAAACCAACGGTTAATGGTTTTTGATAAACATTTGATGTTGTTAATAAACCAAACGTATAGTTAGATGGAGGTAAATTATTTACAAATTTACCTTTATTATATACCAGCTGGTATTCATTTGCTATTAATGATGATGCTACCATTTTAGCACCATTTACACCTGTAACATCACTATATATAATGTGTTTATAATATTTACCATCATTACTCATATCTTCTGCATCTAGCTCTTTTATTTTATTTAACATTGCGTGAATTTTAGGTGACATTAATGGTAAATCTTGTAAAACATCTTCTCTATTGAATTTAGCTGAATCAAACTTATGATTTGGTTTTACATGAGCCCACGTACTTGTATTTCTAATACATATAGCTTCTTTTGGTATTTTACTCATATTCTATAATTATCATATATAATTTATATAGACCTTTGCTCTTTTTTGCTTGTTTTTGATTTACTTGAAGAACTACTTATTTTTGAAAATTTAGGTTTGTATGGTTGTCACTTATAGCTTTTTTGTAATATTTAATAAATAAACTAAATGATATATGTGTCGTTTTTAACATAAATTCATTAGCTATTTGATTTGACGGATTTATCACATTTATCAAGCCATAATAATATATTAGTTTTATTTATAGGATGTTTATTTGGTTTACTTAATATTATATCACTATTACTTGATTTTGAACTAGACAATTCTATAATCATTCAATATATAAAAATTAATCAATATTATATTATAACATTTTTATGAGAATGGTAAAACATCCAGAAATTAAATTAGAAAAAATAACAAATATAATAAATAAATATAAAACACCAGAATTACAAAGATTACTTGATAATAAACATATTGAAGATATGATTACAGACCAAATTAATGAATATAATACAAATGGATATTTTTCAATGTTGCAAACATTTACAATTGCATACATTGAAGAGGATAAAATTGGATATTTATTAGATGGTCAGCATAGATTAATAGCCTTTGCTGAATTAAATGACAGAGGATATAGTATTACAAATGTTATAGTACCACTGGTGATATATTATGTAAATAATTATAGTGAAGTTGAAGAATATTTTAATAAAATTAATAAAAACTCTCCAATTAAACCAATTGGAAATATAGTTAATTTTGATAGAGATTTGGCTCAGTCATTATTTAGTAAATTTACACGAGCATATATTCACCAAGATAGAGAAAATACACGTTGTCCTAATATATCTTATAAATGTATGCTTCACAATATTAAAGTAAGAGATTTTAAAGGAAAGTTAGAGCAACACAATAAAGGAATTAAGGATGTTTATAATGTGATTATTGAAATTAATAATTATTTAGATAGCATTGCTGATAATCAGATAAATCCTGTTGATAATAATAAATTCAAAAGTTGCAAAAAGAAATCTATTAATGAAAAATGTGATGTTTGTTATCTATCAATATTTAGCAATTTTGAATGGTTGGATTTAGCACTATATGCATTAATAAATAATAAAAAAATAAGCGAAATATGTAATGATTTTCTTCGTGACATAGATAAAAACAAAAAAAGACCTAAAATATCAAATGAATTGAAAATACAAATCTGGAAAAAAATAAATCAAAATCAATGTGATAAAGGTATATGTTATACATGCGAAGAAGAGTTATACTTTAATAATATGCAATGTGGTCATATAATAGCACATGCACTTGGTGGAGAAACTTCTTACAATAATATGATGCCAATATGTAAAAATTGTAATTTAAAAATGGGTACGATGAATTTGGAGGAATACAAAAAATTAAAGTTTTGTCAAGTGGAGTGTAAAAATTGATACTTTGTTTTTCTAATAATATTATTAAACATAAATAATGTTGAAGCAACTAATCAAATTTACTATTGTTTTTATATTACTAAATGTATCTAATTGTTATCAAAAACATAAAATGAATTTAATAAGGTGTGTAAGTTGTCCAAATATTACATTAGAAACGCAAAGTGATAACAAAAAACCACATTCACCTATTTATAATAATGTACCACAATATAAAATGCTTTATAGTCCAACATTAAATAAAGATTATAAAAATATAATCAATCAAAAAAAAGCTAGAATTGAATATTTAAAAAACCGCGAAAAAAATAATTTTAAATAATTGGTTATAGTCACTATAAAAATCTTCTTTTTTTCATATTAAATTATTTGCTTTTTAATCATTTTTTTCTTTAAAAAAATATCTGAAGCACTAAAATTTGTTAAAGACCTATTAAATAGGTTCTCATTTATATTATCTGAATCCAATTTAGGTTTTCTTTTAATTAAATTTTTTTTTATTGAATGCCATATTTTTATCATAGATAGATTATTATTATTATATAATAATATATATATTTATATACAATTAAAAAAATTAAATAACACAAAATATATATTATATAACTCTTCCCATAAGAAGGTTATTTAAGCCTTTTTTATATATTGCGGTGTATATCCTATACAGAATACTAATACCTTACTAATAAAGTATTATTTAATATATCATTTGAAAATTGCTGGGTATATCCTATACAGAATACTAATACCTTACTAATAAAGTATTATTTAATATATCATTTGAAAATTGCTGGGTATATCCTATACAGAATATAAATTTCATAATAATAAAAGAAACTTTATTAAAATACTTTAATAAAGTATTACATAACAGCAAACTATTTTACATATAATAAATGTAATATATTCTTATATCATTTTTTATTTTCATCATCTGGCAAATAATTTAAATATAACAATGGTAATAATCCTACTACATTTGTAAATAATAATAAGTAAAATAAATTGTCAAAATTATTAGAATTTACATTGAATAATTCTGTTACTATACCACCTGTTATAGAGCTCATCATACTTGATAAGTTATTTAAAGACATTATAGTTGCATAAAATGAAGCCTCAATATTTTGAGGAGATATTTTTGCGGCAAGTACTAATATTGGCATAAATCCAATTTGACCTAATATTGTTAATATGATATCATCACCAATCGCAAACATTTTATCTGGTAATCCCAATAATTCATTTGTTCGCGATACTAGTATTAAAGGTGTCAAACTAAATAAAAATCCACTAATAGTTATATATTTAAAATATTTTTTATATGATATGTTTTTTAAATGATTATTATATATATATATACCAAGTACTGATGATATTGATGATACAAGAGATAGTCTTCCAAAAAATTCAGTATTGAAATTTAATACATTTGTTTCAAAATAAAATAATGAGTTTCCCGATGATGGCATAGCTTGCCATAAAAACATAAATAATAATGGATATAAAATTTCTTTATTTTTAAAAGATTCTATTATTAGATTAAATTGCTCCTTATATTTATTAATATATATATTTGTGTTATTGTTAATAACCTTATCATCTTTAATATATAATCCAACAAAAGCAGTTATTAAAGGAAATAATGCTGTTAAACTAAATATCCAAGATATACCATATTTATCTAATAAAAATCCCGACGAATACGATGAAATAATAGAACCAATTGATGAAGATGTCCAACATATACTTTGTAATGAACCAGATAATTCCTTATTTTTTGATTTTGTAACAACAATCGCGTCAACTAATACATCAGAAAATGCTATACCAAGTGAAGATAATGTTAAAAGAAATATAGATATATATTTTACATCGTAATTATTATTTACTAAATAAGACATTGTTAACCATGATGAAGAACTTAACAAACCAGATAATATCAAATATCCCTTACGCTTGTATCCAAATAAAGGATATGTGTCTGATATAAAACCGTATAATGGTTTAATTATCCATGGAATTGTAGTAATTGATCCCAAAAATGATAATTCCGATGGTTCTAAATGTAATGTATCTTTATAATAAAATGTTATTGCTAAACTTGATAATCCTATAATACCTTGAACAAAATAAACTAATGCTATTGCTAATATATCATTTGTTAATTCAATACCATATATTTTTAATTTATAATTTGTTATAACTGGATTAATTTTTTTTAAATTGCATATTGTTAATGGGATTTTTTGAATTTTATTATTATTGAGTTTTAGTTTACTATGAGGAAATTTAGTTAATGGTATTATAAACCCTTCACAATAATATATATATAATAATATTAATATCTTTTTCATTAATTTAAAAATATATTATTTATTTATATATACTTTTTAATAATAATAATATATGTTCTTTATTTTCATCTGATAATTTATTCCACTCATCAATATTAATATTTATATAATTAATATTAACTATTAATTTACCTCCAAGCAAACCTTTGCCTTCTAATATTATTTTATTTAGATTAAGTGGTTTAATTTCTAGATTTATACAATTACCATCAATATAATTAATAATTTTTGTTGTTCCGGATAAATATTCATATAAATTTATATTTATTTTTGTTATTAAATCAATAGTACCATTATCATTAAATATATGTTTATATATTGATTTATCTTCATCATCTCTTCCTAATATCATTTTTATTTCTATTTCATGTTCTACACCATTATCATCTATATATTGACGCGTTAAACAAGGATATTCTTTTTTACATAATATACTAATATTAAATAGTTCTTCAACACCTTTTAACGTTATTTGTAATTTTTTTTTTTTAGTATTTATTAAATCATAATATAACAATGGTAATACAATACTATGTTTAATTACAGATGTAGATGGATTATAGTATTTTTTATTTCTAATACCCTTACTTAAAAACATTTTAGCAACATCAATAAAGGTCTTTTCAATTTCCTCTTTATTTGAAAAAAAATCATCATATATATCATTCCAAAATTTACAATCCATATCATTATACATATCAAAATCTTTACCTAGATCATCAAAATTATATTCATAACTACTAAACCCATTTGTTAAACAACCATAATTATCAAAATCATCAATTGCTTTTTTATATGCAATGCAAGCATTTTTAAATTTTTCAGTTTTAACATTTTTAAGATTTTCATCTTTAATGTTACAAAGTTTATCAGGATGACATTCTAACGCAATTTTTTTGTATTTAGTTTTAATATCATCCCGGGTATATTCAGATAAATTATTTTTATCTAATTCAAATATTTCTATATACATTATTTTAATTATAATGATATTTTATTCTTTATATTATGTGTTAATACTCCATTCAGGCCATATTTCGTTCATGTCATCGTTTGTTATTATTCTAAATGGTCTTATCTTATAAAGCATTTCCATTCTTTCTTCATATTTATCAAATGGTCTCTTGACAAATACAGCTTTTTTTCTAAAACCATCTTCATCAGCGCCTAATTTATTTTTTGCAGGATTAGATTTCAACGGAGATATATAATATAAAGCTAGTGTTTTTCTATACATACCTTCGGGACATTTTATAATTTCAGGTACGCCATGCCAGCTCATTTCAGAAGTTTCAAATATAATTGCTTTATTTTTCTCGGGATAACATTTATAAATACATTTAGTCATATCGGCATCCCATAATTCTGTAGCACCATTCCATTCATCGCACCATTCATCATTTAAATAAAATATAATATTTAATCTTCTTTGTTTATTTTTCAATATGGGATGCTTTTCATAATCTAAATGCATATTTAATCTTCCATTCCTAGGATGATAGTGAATACCGGAACCATGTAAAGTATTATCAGCTGAAATATCATTGATATCAAATATACTTTTTAATTTATTAATAAAAGTATCACTTGATAAATTATCTATCAAAATATTAACTTCTTTGCTAATTTTATCTTTTTTATCTAATACATATTTAACTTCAACTGGATTACAATAATACCAAAAATCATCATTTACTTTATTAGGTAAGCTATAAATCAAACTATTATAATAATTATAATTTAAAAAGTCATTTATTACAACATGATTATATGGATATGTATTTACACTAATATTTTCATTAAACCAATTACCGTATATGCTCATATAAAATAATAATAATATAATCATATAATGATTAAATATTTATATGATAGAAAGTGCGTGGGAAAAATTACAAGTAAAATTTCCAGATATAATATGCAATAATAAAAAATATTATGATATTGTTAGGAATATTATATTGTCCCCTAATAATATATTAGTATATTGTGCATATGGTTTTCCAATTGATTTAATGATAGAAGTTGTATTAATGCAAAAATTTAATAAAAAATATTTTTATAGAACTCCTCATATTTGGAATAAAAGTATTCATTACAATGAAAATCAATACTTTATTGAAATAGACTTAATGAATCCTGAAAATATTAAAAATATAGAAAAAATAACTAATTTATTACTTCATATTGTAAAAGCAAAAAGTATAGATTTTAATAAACATTTAATAATATTAAAACATATTAATTTATTATATAGACATTATTACGAGTTTCGTATATTATTAGAAAGATTTCAAAACAATATCACTTTTATTGCAACAACGCATCATGTATCAAAAATAGAAATGCCAATATTAAGTAGGTTTCGCAATTTTAGAATACCTTTATTTTCATTTGAAGAAATAAAAGATATTTATAAAAACGATTTAGATATGTCTATTAATGAATATTTAGCTATTACAAAAACAAGAGATATTATTAAATGTATATTTATAACAGATAATGAAACACGTTCAAATAGCAAAGAATTAATAACAAAATCATTTATAAATTATAATTATCCTCCATTTGTAAATTTTGTTAAAACATTTAATTCAAAGAATTTAGAAGAAATAAGAATTTTATCTTATAAATGTTGTCAATATAATATTACCATATCAAAAATAATACACGATTTTATTAAATTAGTAGATGATGATGGAGACCATTATTTTAATATTAAATATCCAAAAATAGCAAAAAAAAATTATAAAATATATAAAGATAAATTAAAAATGAAAATTATAGAAATTGGTACTAATACAGACTATATGTTATCACAAACTAACAAATGTAAAGAACCAATATATATAGAGAATTTATTATGCCAACTGCTTATCTAGTCAGGTGGTTCATCATAAATAACTGGATATCTTTTATTAATTCCCTTCATTGATATATATTTATTTGTTGTTATTACATCTTCTTTGTTAATTATAAAATTGTCATAAATTATTTTTGTTTCTATAAATTTATCACATTTATAATTTTTATCAAATATAATACTCAAATATACATATTTAATTTTATCTAAGTTTTTTTTTAGACATTCATTGTAAAGCTGTGAACCACCAATTATAAATCCATTTTCAATACTATCTGTTCTATTTAAATGATTTATTGCTTCCTGTAAATCTTTCACAACAATAATATTATCATTATTATCAACTTCATTTTTCATTTTTTTATATTCATTACTAGTAATAATAATATTAACTCTATTTTTCAAAGGTTTATTTGGTATCGAATGCCATGTATTTTTACCCATAATGATACAATTATATTTTTTATCATTTTCTACACATGTAGTTATTTTTCTAAAAAGTTTCAACTCTTCTGGTATACTCCATGGCAAAGCATTTTTATATCCAATACCGCCATTTGTAGTTGCTGCAACAATAATACCTACGTCCTTCATTAATAATTATTATATCACATTTCTTTATAATGTTTGTTCATTATTTTATATACTCTATTTTTATATTCTTCAAAGCTTTCATTTTCGTATGCATTTATAATATCACCAACCTTAATTTTAATTTTATAATTTTCAGGTAAAAATATTTTTATAAAATTTTCAATTCTATTATATATATTTGATCCATTATAAAAATATAAAGAATTATCTTGAAATTTTATTAATATTGGTAATATATTAGGTTTTTTTATAAATGCACCATTTTTTTCAAAATAAGCTATACTTTCTAATTCATCTGGTAATTTATTCGCAGATGGAGATATAAATAAAATATTATCTCCGTTTTTTCTTTCATTAACTTTTTTTTCAATTTTACATGTAGTATTATTTTTTTCACTAGTATTTAAAAATATACCACCAATTTTTTCATTAGCTATATCATCAAAATTTATGTATTTATATTCTTCAAATCTATTTAAAACGAACCCCAATTTAGGAAAGATACTTAATAATACAAGTCCATCTAATGTTGATACATGATTGAAAACGCATAAAAACTTTTCGTCACTATAAAGATATTTCATATATTTATTATAATCTTCATCAGATATTTCAATATTATAAGACATCAAATAATGTACTACAAATTTATAAAATACAATTATTAATGTTGTTATATTGCTATCACCTTTTGTATGTTTTAAAATAAAAATTCCAAGTATTATTAATATCACAAATAAAATAATCTTAAAAGGTATTAGTGTATAATGAATTACATTTATCATGAATTATTCTTATATTTTAACTAGACTTTCATTTCTTTATATTCTCTATTCATAATATTATAAACTCTATCTCTATATTCTTTAATGCTTTCATTTTTATCTGGTTTAACAATATCACCAACATTAATTTTTATTTTATAATTTTCAACTAAAAATAATTTAAAATATGCATTAATAACTGATTCCCCAAATTCTTTATTATAATCTAGTGTATCATCTTCATATTTAATAGTTATAGGTAATATTTTACTTTTATTTACAAATGCACCCGAACTTTTAAATTCAGAAATATTACCGGGATTTTGAGAAGACATACCTTTACATGGTGCAATAAATATAATAGATTCGCCTATATTTCTATTTTTTACTTTATCATGAATTATTTGTGTAACACCATTTCTCTTATTATAATCTATTAGAATAGAACCTAACTTACTTACAGCATTTTTATCAAATGCTATAAATTCAAACTCTTTTTGATTATATAAAACTATACCCATTCTAGGGAAAACACTAAACAATAAATGTCCATCAACTAATGTTGTATGATTAAAAACACACAAAAATTTTTCATTACTATAAAGATATTTCATATATTTAATATAATCCTCGTTTGATATGCTTATTTTTAAAGACATGAAGAATATCATTAATTTAAAAAATGTAGATACAATAATGTTAATATTACCTTCTGATTTAGTATTTTTTAAAATTATTAATCCAATAATCATAAGCATATATACGATAAATAATCTAAATGGAGCAGTAGCATAATTTATAAAAGTTTTTAATAATAAATAAAGCTTATTTATCATATTCAATATATCTTTTTTTGTAATGTTTTTTTATATATTTTTATAATCTTTATTCATTATATTATAAACTTTATCTTTGTATTCTTCTATACTTTCTTTTTCATCGGGTTCAATTATATCACCGATTTTTATAGTAATATTATAATTTTCTACTAAAAATACTTTTAAATAACTATGAAGCATTGATTCGCCGAATTCTTCATTATAATTTAATGAATCATCTTGATACTTTATTATTATTGGTAGTATTTTAGTCTTATTTACAAATGCCCCACTTCCTTTAAAATTAGATATATTTCCTGGTATTTTAGGTGGTATACCTTTACCGGGAGCAATACATAATGGTGCTTGTCCGCATTTTCTAGCTTCTATTTTTTTCTTCATAATTTCTGTTGTTCCACCCATTTTATACCTATCAAGTAATATACCTCCTAATTTATCACTTATATTTTCATCATATAATATATATTTTAATTCATTTTGTTTATTCATTATTGGTCCACATTTAGGTAAAGTTCCAAATAATACAATCATATCGACTAATGTTGTATGTGTAAATACACATAGATATTTTTCTTCACTATACAAATAATTCATATATTTAATGTAATCTTCATTAGATATTTTGATATTTATTGATAAAATATATAACATCATTTTACCCATTGTCAAAACACAAAATGTAATATCGCCTTCTTTGTTAAGAGAATGTAGTATATATACTCCAATAAAAAATATTAAATAAACCAAAAAAACTCTTATAGGTAAAGTAACATAAATTAAAAAAGTTTTTAATATACAATATAATTTATAAAGTAATTGATATAACATCTTATAAAAAATAGTAATAACCCAAGTCTTATATATGATTTTTGTACATTAATGAAGAATATTTAGGTATATCAAAATTATATAAATCTTTCTTAGCATACTTATTATTTTTAATCCAAATTCTAGCAATATAATAGAATTTTTTAGGACTTATTGATATACCATTTATATTATTTATATAATCATCTTCTTTGCCAATATTTTCACCTAATACATTCGCACATAAATTAAAAAATCTTTTTTCTAAATCTTCAGGATAAATCTTAAAAGAAAAACAACCACCATTTATATTAAGTTCATCTTCATATTGAGGCATTATATCAAGTCTCATAATAAAAAACATACCTTTTTTAAATAAATTATTAAATGATTTAAAATAATAAATAAAATCTTCGACCGTTGACATTTGTCCTATCATTTTGTAGCTATTTGTATCCCATTCAATATCATAAGGATCGTGAAAATACATAACCCACGAGTCGTTTAAAAATTTTGGTGTAATAATACTATTGTCATCCATTTATAATAAATATATATTTAATATTCTTATATATCTCTATTAAATAATATAAAGCTTCATTCTATAATTATTATTAAAAGAAATGTATCAAACATCTATTAGAAAGAAAAAAAAAAAATTTAATAGTAATAAATATGAAAACTATGAAATTAATTTTGATTGCGAAGAATATGGTCTTGTTAAAAAATTATTGGGCAATTGTCGTGTTAACTTAATTACAAATAGTGGAGATGAAGTTGTTGGTGTAATAAGAGGTAATATGCGAAAGTATAATAAGCGCGTATTAATTGAAAAAGGTGATATTGTTGTAGTATCAAAAAGAGAATTTCAATCAAATAAAGTAGATATCGTACATAAAATATCTTTGGATAAATATTCTGATATATTAAATGGTAATAATATTTCAAATACTTTAAAAAATGAATATTATAATAGTTCTTATACTTCTGCGACAAATGATAAGGATACTCATATTAACTTTGGTGGTTCTACCACAGATGATAGTGACACTGAATCATATAATAAACTAAGATTCTTAAATATAGAAAATAATAGTAGTGATAGTAGTGATAGTGAAAAAAATATAGATATAGATAATATATAAATAATAGATAATATAATTATTAAATAATAATGAAGATTCTTCATATTATTATATATTCAAATTCTAAATTCAGTGATAATATCAAAGAAGGAACTTATGAAAATATGCAAAAACTATTAAGTAATTATTATAAAAAGTTTAATGATAATGTAACTACATATTTTGTAAAATATAATGAATATGTTAAAAGCATTTATGGTTCCGAATATTATATTGAAAATAATATTATACATATAAATGGTAAAGAAACATTTATTCCAGGTATTTTAAAAAAAACTTTACTAGCTTTCAAATATTTAAATAACTTTGATTATGATTATCTTATAAGAAGTAATATTAGTACAATTATAGATTTTAATAGATTAATTAGCTATTTAGATAAAAATCCCATTGATTATTATGGTGCTGGTAAATTAGTTAATTTACAATGGACGGGTGGAGGTATGTTAGATTCAACATGGCGTGGTACACTATTTGCTTCTGGAACATCAATTATATTTACTAAAAAAGCAGTTGAAGAAATTGTAAATAATATGAATTTAGTTAGAATGGATATTATTGATGATGTATCATTGGGTATTTATGTAAGAGAACATAAAAATGTAACTCCAAAAGAAATAAACCAAAAACATTTCTGTGAAGTACCTCATTTTAGTAAGGATAGTAATTCTATTAGTCATTTTATAGAATATATTAAAAATAATAAAGATATTATATTTTATAGAAATAAATGTTTTGGCATTTATGTCAAACATAGAGATATTGATTATGAACAAATGAAAATTATAATAAATGCTATAAAATAATTATTTTTTACTTATGCAACTATTATTATCATATGTAGATGGCATGAAACTATGTAGGTTTCCATCATCATCTTTAAAAGCTTCTCGTTGAAGTCTTTTACTATATTTAAATGAAAATTTAGATAATTTTTTACTATCATATAATGTCATTATTAAAGTATGTAATGGAGCATCGCCCCATCTGTAATAAAATATATAACCTAATTTATCAATTTCGTTTATAATATTTTTAATTTCTTTTGAATTCCATAAACTAGGCTTTGTAATAAAAAAGTTATTATAATACATTAATGGCATAGCCATATCAATAGTTGTTTCATTATACTCTTTTTCATTTATAATTGAATAAATCTCTTTAAATTTATTAAAATATTTACTTGTATTATCCAACTTATGAACCATGAATAATTCTTTTATTTTTTCTTTTTTATTAGGATAAATATCTTCAAAAAAGTCCTTCATACCATAATTACATATACTACAATCTATATGTATTATATTTGATATATAATTAAAGTCTTTATCCTTCATTATTTGAAACATATCTTCTGTAATTGGTTCTTCAATAATACTATCATCATCAATTCTCATCACATAATCATATTCTTTGCAATATTTAAAAAAGTGTTTAATCCAAAAATTACACATAATTCTATATTTATCGTTTCTCCAATATGGTACAGGATTAACATCAATACATTTTTCCATTTTTAATTTATCAATATGATCTGGAATTTTAAAATCATTCTTATCTAGTTCTTGAAATTTGACAATATCTTTGCATTCTCCACGAATACTTAATAAAATTTCATTTTTAGAATTATTGTCATAGTCGCCTTCATGTAATATAATAACAGGATATTTATATTTAAAATTAAAATTTTTAAACAAAAAATATAAACAAGTTTTTAAATATATTTTTTTTTCAGGTGTATTTTGTGTTAATATATATATTGCTGCTTTTAACATGTTTTATTAAATAATATAACAGTGTTTTTATATATTAATCATCATTATTTATACCGTATAAATAATAATTATTATATAATTTATAGGCTTTCATATCAGCATCACATATTGTATTATTAAATATTGCAAAACTATATAGTGTAATATCACACTTTTTATTTTTGTTTATTACATATGGATATAATGGTCTTAATTTTTCGTCATCTTGCTTTTTAAAAGATGATTCAAAATCATTTATATAAAATTTAATATCATTATTATCAATTGTTAATCCCATAAATGTATATTCGCTGCTAAAAATATCCTCACTAACATCATAAATATTATACGTATAAGTGTTTATTTTTATTTGTAATGTATATTTTTTCTTAACATAAAGCTGATTATGATAAACTATTTCATCATTATAAGTTTTATTTATATATTCGCACATATTTTTATTGATAACATATTCTCCTTCATCTTCGCATTTTTCAGCCAAGTATTCTTTAAATTCATTATTTGATATGTTATTATTATTATAATAATTATTGTGTATATTTATGCTATTTTGTAAATTTTCAATGAATTTTTTACAATTAGCATCACCCTTACATTTATCATCAATATTATTAACTTTAATTTTATTAGAATTTATGATATTGATAGATATTAAATTGCCTTCATCGGAATTTTCTAAAAATAATAATTGACCCATATCACCATCTATATTGTTTAATTTAAAAGTAAATAACATAGAAATATTTTTTAATACATCTAAATTATCAATTGTTGGTTTATATTTTTTTTCATTTACTTTGATATAATTATTATGAATTATTTTAGGAAATTCTTTTACCTCTTTTCTAGTAAAATTTACTTTTCCCGAAGACAAAGCCGAAATTAATTTTTTAAATTTGGGTGATTCATCATCTTGAATTTCTATAAAATCATTAGGTACTATTTTTAATTCTTCCCATTTCATTCCCAAATCGTCTTTTACATAATTAGGTGTTATTTCTATTTTAGAATTACTAATATTATATCCACCAACTTCTGGTTTTAAGGGAAAAATTGTATATTCTGGATTGTTGTCAAGTTTAATATTACCATCTGTACTATGTATTGCATTTTTATTATCTAAATTCCATATTTTTTTATCTTCATCATAATTATCCTTATTATACGAAGATATCAATGTAACTAAATAATGTTTATTTAATAATCTATCAATCTTAAAATTATTTATTATATTTTTATTACAATTTATATAATTTTGTTCGTCTTCATTATCATAAGTGCTATCTTCAAATGTTTCCATTATATATTTTTCTTTTTCTATATTACTAAAATCTTCTATATCATCTTGTTCTTTAATTTCATTGTAATTATTTGTAATTTTGAAATTTAACAATGATATTAATAAAAATATGCCTATTAGAAAACCTATTACGTATAGATATATCTCATACATTATTGTTATTCCCTTAATAATTAATATTAAAAAAAAGATATAAGAACTATTGTGAATATTATATTCATAAAACAATGGGAAAAGATAAACTTGATACCTTGGACTTTATGTCATTTATTAATAGCATGAGTAAAATAGATGAAATGAATACTCAAATAAAAAATAAAAAAGCTAAATGTGTTGTTAAGGAATCAGGAGATGGTGCCAATAACGAAGATGTAGTAGTTAATAAAGATATTAAAGATATTAAAGATATTAAAGATATTAAAGAAACAGAAAAAGATGATGATGTAATAACTGATAGTGACTGCAGTGACTGCAGTGACGGCAGTGAAGAAGAAGATGTTGATGTAGAAGAAGATTATAGCGACGATGAAGACGACGATGAAGATTTTGATTTAACAGATGAAAACTTATATAATTTATTTAATAGTTTTTTTACTGATGAATATGGAGTTAATGTTGCAACTTCTATGTCAAATATCTCATATGAATTACACAATCTTAATAAAAATTTAAGTAAAATGCTTAAAGATAAAGAAAAAAAGTAATTATATAAAGTATGTTTGAAAAAAATTTTGAATGGTATTGTGATAAATGTAAAAAATACATACCTAATTGTATTGATATTGATTATCATGAAAATATAGTTCACCCCAATATGAATAATGAATATGTTAGTTCGTGGTATAAGAATGGAAAGAAGGGTATGTCGCCATATGATTAATTAATATAATTATCCCATAATTTTTTTTCTAGTTTAATATTTCTATTATTGCTATCTTTGAGATATAAACCATATTTTCCGATATTTAAATAATAATCTCGGTTTTCATATTTAATTTTTTTAGGAAGTGATGCTAGAAAACTTATTTCATTTGCTTTTAATTGATTTGTATTTATTTTTTTCCATTTTAAATAAGATTCAATATTGGTATACTGATTTTTCTCTTTATTATAATAACAATATCCATATCGTGTTGAAATAATACCTGTTTTATACTCTTCAACTTCTTTTTTAACAGAAGTTAATGTAATATTGTTTAGTGATGTTTCTATTTTCCCATAAATACATTTTAATATAGTATTCTTACTATTTTTTGCATTAATTATATCATCTAAATCATTCTCCATGTTTGAAGTAAATTTTAAATCACATAAATAAGGCATTATATCATATATATATTTTATTACGTCATTGCCGAGTTCAGTAGGAATTAGTAAATCTTTTTGTTTTCCACCAAGATTAATTACTTTATTACTAATAACTATATCCTTATCTTTTTTTTTCATATTTTCTACATTGTATTCCTGTTGAGGATTTTGACCCAATTCAACATACTTCTTTTCAATTAACTTATCAATTATAGTTGCATATGTAGATGGTCTACCAATACCTTGTTTTTCTAATTGTTTAATTAGTTGCACTTCATTATACATTGATGGAATATCATCAATATTTCCATTTGAATTAATCTCATATAAATAACATTGTTCTTTTAGTAATTTTAGAAATTCATCATATGATTCTATTTTATTGCCATAAACAATATTAAATCCATCAAATGTCATATAACTATTAATAGCTTTGAATTTATAAGTATTATTATTTATTGTTATAACTATATCAGAGTATTCTGTATCAGTCATTAATGATGCCAATGTGCGTTTTCTTATCATATCATATAGTTTAGTATGTCCACTATTACATCCTTCAAAATGACAAGTTTCTAAATTTGGGTTTGTTATACGTACAGCCTCGTGTGCTTCCTGAGCATTACTTACTTTTGTTTTATAAGTTCTATATTTGGCATAGGTATCAGTATAAGTATTTTTGATATATCCTAGAAACTTCTTTTTTGCATCTTCTGATATATTTGTAGAATCTGTTCGCAAATACGTAATTAAACCATTTTCATATAGATCCTGAGCAATTTTCATAGTATTTTTTGCATTAAATTTAAATTTATTATAACTATCTTGTTGCATTGTAGTAGTTGTATATGGAGGTGGTGGCGATACTCTTCTAGTTTTTATTTCAAAAGACATCTGCCACTTTGACATTATTTCTAAATTATTTATAATGCGTTTTACACTATCTATATCATTTGATTTATAGTCATTATCATCCTCTTGTAATGTTCCTATTATATTAGATTTTTTGGATTTTTTATCAAATATAAACTTGGCTTCTATTTTCCAATATTTTTTGATTTCTTTTGAATTAATTGAATTTCTTTGATTGATACATATGATTAACCCTGCAATTTGAACTCTTCCAGCGCTAAGGTAATTTTTATTAAATTTTGACCATAATACTGGTGATACTTTATATCCAATTAATCTATCAACAATTCGTCGCGTTTCTTGTGCATTTACAATATCCATATCAATATTTCTAGGATTATCAATTGCATTTTTAATAGCACTTGGTGTAATCTCATTAAATGTTATTCTATGGCATTTTTTATCTTTGATAATATCTTTAATAGCATGCTTTACGTTATTTGCGATTGATTCTCCTTCCATATCAGGATCAGCAGCTAGATAAATAATATCAGCTTTTCTTACTTGTTCGCGAATATTACTTATAATCTTGGGATTTGTTTTAATATATTCTATTTTCCATGTATCTGTATCAAATCCCAATGTTTCCTTTGGTAAATTATAAATATGCCCCCCTGAAAAAGTTACATTAAAACTATCATCATTTATATATTTTTTAATAGTCTTTGTTTTAGTGAAACTTTCTACAATTATTAAGCTTTTCATATTTTATTTTAAATAGATAATTATATAATCATTTTTTACTTAATAATAGAAAAAGTAATATACATGAAAAACTCAAAGAATTATATGATATATTGGATAAAAAACATTATTCGCAAAATAATAAAAATATATATATGTAGAAAATGGGAGGAGGTGGAAGTAAACCTATTGAAGATGCATTTTGTGAGAATGGTTCCAGTATAATAAGTGAAATCAAAAACATAGAATGTTTCTCAAATGAAAATAAAAAAGAATTAATATATGTTTGTATAATTTTTATAATATTATTGATTATTAGCATACACTTTTTGCACAGAAGGCGATAACATTATTTTTATTATCTCTAATAATACAATTAGGACCAAATGTAATTAGACCATTATCATATCCATTAAAAGTTTTAAGATCACTAATAACTTTATTTGTACCATAATAATCATGTTTGATTACATCGTTATCTGTAAATCCATGACCCAATGTAGCACAAATAGTATTGCCAATAATGATAGTATGGTCCTTATCCAGAACAAAGTTATACATATATTCACAATCAAATGTGATAGTTTCATTGAGAGTATTTGGAAATACCCATTCAATATCTTTGATTGGATGATATGGTGTAATTGACAAGCTATCATTAATCTTCACCATATCACATTTATTATTTTCACATTTAATCTTAGTAACACATAGCACTTTTGCATATGTAGTTTCAGATGTCATTACCAAATCATTTTTAATAATATCTTTGCATTTCTTACTAATATTTGGATATACAGAAACACTACTATTTTCGTGAAAGCAACCACCACTGGCATTGTGAAAACTTTGCCTAAAATCCACACCACCCCTCGTCAATCCCTTTGTTGTCGCCCCCCTTCCACGTGTAGATACATCACAATTTCTTACTTGATTAGATGGTTTAGGTGGTTCCATATTTGCATAAATTTCATCAATCTTATCTACCAACTCACCAAATAGTGTTCCACCATATGCAGAAACACTTTTATCCTTGAAATTATTACATCTTTGCTCTTTGTGAGCAAACATAAGAGAATAAAGATAATTTTTACCCCATTTACCATAAATTGCATCGGTTGAAATAGCCATCTTTACTTGGTCTTTTAAATCATTTACAATAAGACTATCATTATTATATTTACTAATATAGTCATTAATATAGATAGATGCTGTATTTTTATTGGGCATTATATTAATGATTTTTTGTAATAATTCTACAAATTCAAGACGCATCATAATATCAGTATTATCTTTATAATCTTCTTTAACAGCTTTTACATTAGTAATATTATTTGTATAAGAGTTATATTCTAATTCAATGGAATAATCTGGATTTTCATTTTCAAATTCAATTACAATTTCCTTATTTTGTCCATAATTAATTGTATTAAGTTTAACACAATTTGCATTGTTATATCCATAAATCTTTTTAATCTTTGTATCACCATTTGTTATAATATTTACATTAGTATTAGTAGCACATGTTGTTTTAATATTGGCCATTGCATGAATAATAATAGTTCCGACAAATCCAGAATCGGGAATAAAAGAGAATGTTCCATTTCCAGCGCTAGCAATATTAGCAAGTACCTTAGTATCAAGTGAATACCCAAATCCAAATGTATAAATAGTTGGCTTAATTGTCATAGATTTCAAAATTCTTTCTAGACTTTCAACAATACCTCTTGGCGGAAGCAAATGTTCACTTGGAATACCATCTGTCATAAACATCAATGATTTATTACAAACATCATCATTTTCAACATTTGAAAATTGTTTAAGACCCATGCTTAAACCAGCCCATACATTTGTACAACCTTCTGTTTTAAGATTACTTACTAAACTTTTCAAATATTTTTTATTTGATTCATTGATATTAGTCATACCACATATTACTTTTGCTGTATCTGAAAATGTAACAATTGAAATTTTATCATTATTATTCAATGATTCAATAACTGTTTTAATAGCATGCTTTGTAATATCAAGAATTGTAAAGCCAACATCTACTTGTCTTTTATCTTGCTCTACATAAGCTGCTGCATTCATTGAACCAGATACATCAATAACAATAACAAGCTCATTTGGAACTTCAACTTTTCCATCGATTGGATTAACAGAAACATTTACAATATTATAATTTCTACTACTTTTAATTTTAATTGGGTCTTCTTCAATAATAAAATCTACTTTAACTTCTGGATCAACTTGTGTATTAACAATTTCTGGATTTAAGAATGCTTGAATAGCCTCGCGTAGAGAACGATTAAGTTTCAAATCCGATACATGCAATAGAGAACGCGTGATAGGTGATGTGTTATTATTCATTAACCATTGTTTGATTGCCACTTCTTCATAAGAATTACCTTCGTTATCCACATATGGTTCACTCATGATATTGTGTGTAATAGGGCAAATGAAATATTGAGGTACCCGAGTAGTAGTTGTAGTAGACATTATCAATTGTAATATGATTTAATATAATCACCAAATCAATTTTTAATTTATCATATAAAAAATTGTTAATAAAATTAATATTATGTCTAATAAACTAATAATAATAATTGATGCAAGAGAACATAAATTATATGAAGATATAATATCTCGTGATTTAGATACTTATAATGATAAAATAGAAATTATCAAAGAAAACATTGAATTAGGTGATATACATATTATTTATAATGATATTTTTTTTATATTTGAAAGAAAAACTACAAATGATTTACAATCATCTATACAAGACGGGAGATATAAAGAGCAGAAAGCTCGTATGTTAGCCAATTATACACAAAAACAAATATCTTACATAATTGAAGGAGATGATGTACTATCATCTAAAACGTATAATAAATCACTAATGTTACAAGGAGCATATTTACATACAATGTTTAGAGATAATATCAGAGTATTATATACAAAAAACATAAATGAAACAACTACATTAATCTTAACAATTTCAACAAGGATTATTGATAATCCTCAATATTTTATTAATAATGGCGAACAAGATACAGACTATACTAGTTGCATAAAACTGAAAAAGAAAAAAATTGAAAATATTGATGAAAATACTTGTTACATTATGCAGTTATCGCAAATACCATATATTTCAAATGTTATAGCAAAAAATATAGCATTAACTTATCCCAATATGGTATCTTTAATAGATACTTTAAAAGATTGTGATAATAAAAATAAAGAATTATGTAAAATAGAAGGTATTGGTAAAGAAAAGGCAAATAGTATTATTAAATATTTATTTAATGATAAATGAAAATGATTTGTGATTTAATATGATATCTGAGAATTTCCTAATTTTATTAACTAATTTTAATGCACCTAAATTTTGTGTTTTAAATATATTTTCCATCATATTACTATCTTGTTTTTTTGTTAGTTCAATATAGTTAATTAGTGCCTCATTGTAATCTTTAACAAATGCTTTGTTATTTAATGCAATCATATATGTTTTTTCTGAATTAAGTTTCATTATTTCACAAATTATTTTAATAGTTTCTGTTTCTTTATCCTTACTATCATCATTGTGATAGCACCATATTTTAGTTTTATTATCTACAATATTAGCATCTGCTATAATTTTGCCAGATTTTTGATTTTTAGTTATTTTAATATCAACTTTACAAACTCCATCTGGTATAGTAGTATCTACTTTTTTTGAATTGATTTTTTCGTGTTTTGTATCTACAACCACATTACTATTGGCATCTTGAATTTCTTTTACTTTTTTACTACGAGGTTTCTTAGGTTCAGATAAAATCTCAATATATTTATCAAATAATAATGCTTTAACCATTTGAAGTTTTAGATTATCAATGCGATTACGTCTTTTTATTTCATCTTGATATATAGGTTTAATTTGTAAATTTTTATCTACTTCATTCCAATAACTATAATCCTTATCATACCCAGGCAATTCTTCTAAACAAAGAGCGTACAATTGTAGAAGAGGCTTCATAATTTGATTTGTAATATAATGTAGATAATCGGGAGTTAATTTGTTTTCAATAATAAACTCTGGATTTTCTATTTTGTCGCCTTGTAAACTAGTTGTGCTATTTGTTTTAATATATACATATGGAATTCTTTCATTAACAACGGGGCGATTGCCTGGATCACGCGCACCAATTCTATCTGCAAGAACCTTGTGTGCAATCTTAGAAGGATCCTTATAAGATGCTCGTAGATTTTTAGTAATTACTAAATTGCTAATTTGTGCTTTTCCTTCAACAAGGTCCGATAATTCATCTTGAAGAAATTCAATAGATGCTCGCAAATCTTGTTTTTTTAATATTATATCAATAACACCGCCGTAAATTTTCTTTACAATTTGAGCATTATCACGACGTTTCAATACAATACCCATAGATTTTTGTTTGTATTTGTTAACATCAAATTCATACAAATTACCTACATATCTTTTCTTACTAAATAAGATAAATGGATAAAGTGATTTCTCATAATTTAGTTTTTGTGGTTTAGGCATAATCTTAGCTATTTCTTTTTCAACATCTACGCCAGTCTTAATTGCAAATGGTAGAGCATCTTTGCCTTGAACAATATTACCCTCATTATCCTTTAATGGAAATTTACAGAAAATAGAATCTGTATCTCCATAAATAACATCGGCATTATAGTTATCCTCTACGAATTTTTTAGCTAACATAATCATTTCTCTACCAGTAGCAGTTGTACAGGCAGCAATATCTTTAAGATAGATTGATGATGTCCTCGCACCAATTTGTCCATAAAGTGAGTTTGCTGTGATTTTATAAGCTAATTGTAGTGCATCAAATACATCTTGTTCAAATGTATTATATGTTTCTAATATTTCTGATACATCGGATTTGTTGATAGTTACTTTATTATTTGTATCAACATCCAATAATTCATATTTATCATCTTTTTCTGTGCAAAGTCCAGAATATTTTTTTCCTCTTTTATCAATAATACTTTGATATTCAATCTTTTTTCTAGTTGTCTTACGCTTTTTAAGAAGCATATCCAAGATATCAGCAATTATACCTTTCTTACCATCTTTATATTGAACGAATGTGCAAACTTTCTCACCAATCTTCTTTTTTTTATCTCCTTTACCTTCGTACAAATCGTATGATACATCTTTATATTCAATATTTGGGTCATCAACGCGATATTTTTCATCCATCAAATAGCAGTCATGTGATAGATTTCTTGCAATCATAGATGATGGATATAGAGAACCATAATCAAATACCACAATTGGTTCATTTAAATAAATGCCTTCTTTTGGATTTAAAACAACAGCGCCTTCATATCCATCTTCTTCTTCAATCGTATTTTCATTAAATGATTTTATTACAGGAATTAATGTATCGTGTTCCATACATTGCTTTGCAATTAAAGAGAATATTTTAATACCCTGTCCTCTCCTAAACAAGAAGTTTAATGGAACCAAACATACATTACCCATACCAATATTATTTTCAATGATTTTTAGCTTATGAATCAAACGATTAATAAGACAACAATCCTGTATACAATATTTAGCAATTTCACATCTATCCGCACTATTTCCTTTAAACTTGCTGAAAATTTCTTGTGGTTTCAAATCATTCTTTTTATCACCTAAAAATATTGATGCAACATTATCTAGTTTGTAGCTATCAAGCTTTTGGTCACGCTGCATAACTTTAAGCAAATCAACTAAAACAATGCCATCGTAGTCAATATATTTTAGAATATTATCTCCCAAAGCAGATGATGATAGTTGTTGTTCAACAAGACTATTTTTGCGAGTAATTAATCTTCCAAGACCAACACTAAATTCTTCGATAATATTTAGCTCTTTAGCTCTATCCCAAATATAAGGCATATCAAAACCAAATATATTGTATCCAGTAATAATATCACTATTAAGATTGTTCATTACATCTTTCCATTTATTAAGAAGTTCTTTTTCCGTTTTACAAGAAATTACTTCACAACCTTCAATATCGTCACATGAATCAAGTGATACAATATTCTTGTAAACAATTTTATCTGAACCATAAAAATGGACTGTTGTACCAATTTGAATAATTTTATCACCATCAAGTGGAATTAAAATATTATCTAAAATATTGCATATCTTGGTTTCTTCTGCATTTATCTCAGCAACGGTCATATTATTATCTTCATTGTCATCATCGCAATTATCACTAACTGATGATGCTATTTTTTCAAGAATACTTATAATTTCGCCAATAAAAGGTTTTAATAGCGTTGGAATATTTTGTATAAATTCATTAGTAATTTTACGTTTAGCATAAACTCTGTTGATTTTGAGATCAGTTGCATCATCAATTACAACATCATCCAAATATATATTCTGAATCCAATTAACCAGAAAATCTTCATCACATTCATAACCTGCTTTTGCAACCAACGCAAGGTCTTGTGCTACTTTACTATAAGTTTTCTTGGCTACTGGAAAATCGCCATGACTGCTACTACATTCAATATCAAAGGATGTTACTAGAATTGGAGCAATTTTATTTTTTTCAATTGGAATTAAGTTTTTATGATTTGAAATAATATTATAATCGCATCTACTAATATCATCATTGATTTTGTATTTTTCAATACGAACCCAACTACAAGGCTTGATATCTTGAATGTGAAGATATTTCAAGAATGGGTCAATATTGCTTTCATATTGTGTGAAACCTTTTTTTTCCAAAGTTTTAAAGTAGTATTTTAAAGTATTATATAATTTCATTGATTTAACACAAACCTTCATAAAGCGAAATACTTTATTATTGGTAAAACCCCAGAAATCTTTTTTTCTGACAATTGTTAAATTTTTGAAATGACTTTCCATATTCTTTGGAATAATCTTTTTCTCATATTCACGATTCATATATCGTGACATATATTTTTGAGATAATATATATTCTTTGAATTCTGCCACTTTATTTTCAAAAGCTCCATCACTCAATTCTTCCCAAGATACAGGTGGTTTAATATAAAAGTATGGTGTAAAGTTTTGAACATCAACACAAATAGTAGCACCATTTTCACTTGTTCCATAAATAAGAAGAGTGTAAAGCTCGTTATAATCCTTTTCTTTATTTTTATCATTTTCAGGAACATATATGTCAGTTATTTGAAATTCAACTACATCTTTATTAGGTGTAATAGGCTCATAAGTTTTGCGCGGAAAATCCATTATAATTAATAGTATACTTTTTTTTTTAAATAAAAGAAATCAATTTTTAATTTATTATAATAAATAGAGAATGGAAGTAGGTTCCGAAGGTTTAGTTATACTCTTTGCTATAATTATAGGTGGCTACTATATTATAAATATGTATAATGAAAAAGACTTGGTTCAAGTTACTAGCAGTGTTGATAATGAAAAATACACAGTACAAATAAAGGACGATTCAAAAGAAGCAGCTGATTTAATTGCTAAAATTAAACAGCGTCTTATAACATTATTAGAACATATGGAAAGAAAATTTGGTTCCGATGATGAACGTGTAGCAAACTTAAAAATAAATTTTAAACCAAATCGTTTAAAAGAGGGCGTTGAAACACCTGGTTATACTAGTTATTCAATCAATAAAGGAGAACAAATTGTATTATGTTTACGTAATAATGATAAACTCGTAGACATTAATACTATGATGTTTGTAGTATTGCATGAATATGCACATTTAGCATCTGTTAGTATAGGACATACTCAGGAATTTTGGGATAATTTTAGATGGATACTAGAAGAAGCTATAAATATTGGTATATATGTTAAGCAAGATTTTAATAAAAAAAGCGTAGAATATTGTGGAATGGATATTACTTCGTCTCCATTAGATTAAAATATATAAGATTATATATATCTTAATTAATAATTGTATTGATGAGTATTATAAATGAATTCGAAATTTTTCTCGTTGGAATATTAATAATAATGCCTGTTACAAAAAAGTTATCAGAAATATTTATAGAAAATATAGCTATAAAAATAAAGCTTTGTCAATATACAAATTGGAATATAGTTATGATATTAGCAAATTATATTTGTAATAATTATTTTCATTATAATAATCAAATTATTGATAAGTTTATTGCTTTCAATTCATTACAAATATTTATACTTTTTCATAGTTTTATGCTATATGATAAAAGAATATTATTTGAAGAATTGCGGGGCATTAATCCTTTTTCTAGATCTTTAAGCTTATTTGATAATATATCTAAAAGAACTTTAATGTCATGTGAATATTTTATCGCAAATATAATTTTACACATATTACCTGTATATTATTACAAAGATTGCTTAGTATATTATAATAATACTGAATTAAATATGTATACATATTTAATTATTTTTAAATTTATATGGGTACTTAATATCATAGGTAATTTTAATGTAACATCAATATATATTCCCAAACTTGATATATGCAATATAAAAATAATTAATATTATTATATTTAATGATATATTTGTTGATAAATTGTTAACAGAGATTTCATATTAATATATAAACAATATCTATTGTAAATATATAAAATATGATACCTAAGATTATACATCAAACTTGGAAATCTGATACATTACCTCCTATATTAAAATTATTATATGACGAAAATGTTAAATTATTAAAAAATAAAGGATATACATTTAAATTATGGTCTGATAAAAGTATTATAGAGTTTATAAATCAATATTATCCAAATTATTATAATATATATAGTTTAGCGAGAACAGGTGTACAACGCGGAGATATTAGTAGAATATTATTAGTTAAACATTTTGGTGGTATTTATATTGATTTAGATGTTTTAGTAATGAGGGACTTTGCCGATTTAATTGATATGACTAGCGACAAATTTTACATATCTTATGAACCTAAGGGTCAAACAACATTATTATATAATGATGATAAGTATATTTGTAACGCTTTCTTTGCTTCAAATAAAGACAATAAATTTGTTGATAAATTACTAAGAGGTATATCGGATTGTATTATGCAATATGGTGTAAATATTTTTGGTAAATTTGATATATTTGGTGGAAATTATATTAAAATGATGATGAAAAACTTTGCGAATAAAGCTGATTATATACATATAATTGATGATCGTGAATTAATTTTTCCAATTAACGATTTAAAATTAGATAATATGCCTTTTAATAATGAAGATTGGACTATGGTAAAAAAAGGCAAATATCCAATGGAACCAATTATGATACATTATTGGATACATGGTGATTTTGAATCAAAAAATATAATAAATAATTATATACCTAATAAAAACTTAGATATACACCAAAATATCTATGATTTTTTTAAAAAACTTTATCCTAATATAGCAGATAAATATTAATAATGATATAAAATAATAATATATTATTTTATTAAATGTTAAAAAAACTTTTAATAACATTTTTATTACACGTGAATTATGTAAGATGTTATACAAATTCCATGGTAATACCAGAACATTGTATAATTAGGCGTACAATAATTTATGATACTAAAATGCCAACATTATATACAAAGTTTAATTTTAATGTTAAATGTATTGATAATAACAAATTTTTAACAGCAGAACATGTATATCCACAATCACTATTAAATGAACATCAAAGTAAAGATATGCATAATATAATTAAGACATTAAATACATTAAATGTAAATCGTTCTAATTATAAATATAGTGATTATATTGACATAGGTGATAAAAATTGGAAATATTTAGAACATGATAATTATGTAAATCATAAACATAAATTGTTTGTACCCAATAGTGAATCACGCGGTTTTATATCAAGAGCAATATTGTATATGTGTAAAGAATATAATTTTAAATTTACAAATATCATTGAAAAACCTACATTAATTAAATGGTATTATACATATTGTCCAACTACTGATGAGATATATCATAATAATGTTGTTAGATATATTCAAAAAAACAATAATATATTTATATCAGCATATAACAAAAAAAATATGGCAATTAATAAATATATTAAAAAATTGTAAAATGAAATATCATTATAATTATTTTATTTATGGAAATTTTACAATATTTAAAAATTTATTTGGCAAAAATTGATAATTATTATTTATTTTATTATATTTAATGGAATCATTAAATACAAAACAACGCGAGGCTGTTGATGCTGTATTAAATGGTAGAAATATTCTTATAACTGGACCTGGTGGTACGGGAAAATCGTTTACTATAAAATATATTACAGAATTACTAAATAAAAATAATAAATATTATGGATTAACTGCTACAACAGGTACTGCTTCTGTATTGATTGGTGGACAAACAATTAATTCTTATCTAGGAATTGGATTAGGAAATGATAAAGTATCAGATATCATCAAAAATATAATTACAAATAAAAATATACGTGAAAGAATTGTAAAATTAGAAGTATTAATAATTGATGAAATATCTATACTAGAAGATAAATTATTTGAAAAAATATCTGAAATTTTATCAACAATACGTGGACAATTTATAGATAAAAAACTTGCAGAAAAACCATTTGGTGGTATACAAATGATATTTGTAGGAGACTTTTGTCAACTAGCACCTGTTAAAGGGCTTTACTGTTTTCTCTCAAAAATATGGGAAAAATCAGAAGTTGATATAATTGTTTTGGAAGAATTAGTGAGACAAACAGGAGATCAATTATTTCAAAAAATTCTTGGCATTGTTAGAAAAGGCAAGTGTACTGATAACATAATAAAAGTTTTAGAAAGACTTAAAGATACACAATTTTCAGATAATATAATACCTACTAAATTATATCCTGTTAATATTGATGTTAATAAAATTAATAATATTGAAATTGCAAAATTAAAAGAGAAGGGTTATAAATCCTCTCTTTATAAAGCTACATGTAGTAAAGGAAATGAGAAAGCAGCACTTAATTATGATATTGAATTAACAGAAAATGCGCAAATTATTATTACGAGAAATATAGATATATCACAGGGTCTCATAAATGGCACAAGAGGTGTCATAAAGCATTTAGGTCATGATTTTGTAATAATTGAAGATGTTAATAATAATGTTCATACTATCAATTATTACAAGGATATTATGAATAAAAAAATATCATATATAATGCATATGCCTATTCGCACCAGTTATGCATTATCAATTCATAAATCTCAGGGAATGACTATTGATGCCGTTGAACTTGATTTAGGTGAAAATATATTTGCTTATGGTCAAACATATACTGCTTTGTCGCGAGCGAAAAAATTAAATTCTATAAAAATTATAAACGTTGATAAAAAATCATTTAAAATCAATCCATATGTAAAAAAATTTTATACTACTTATAATAGGTAAGTAATGGAAGATAAAAGAACTTTCACTATTGATTCATCAAACGTTCAAGAAAAGGGAGGTAGATATACTTCTAAAAATCCACTATCTGCCGCTAAAAAAGCTGCGTCACAATTATTCAAAAAAGCTACCAAAACAAATCATAAAACTAAAAAACAAATAACCTTTATATTGCGTGAAACTACATCTGGAAGTGATAAAAAAAAAAAGAAGTATGTTGCTAAACGTGTAAAATTATCTAAACCTAAAATTATTGAAATAATGGGTACAAAAATAACATATAATTTTAAGATTGTTGTTAAAGAGAAGTGTATCTAATATTCATCTGACATATAATCGGATTCATAATCGATATAGTAATAATCATAATCGTCACTATCAGTTGTTGAATAGTAATCTTCGTCTGTATTTTCATAATATTCTTCTTCAAAATAACTTTCTTCATCGTTATTTTTATGCAATAGTTCATTGAAATATTTATATTTATTATTAATACTATCATAATGATGATATATATCATCAGTTTCTTTTTCAAATAATTCATTTTTAGCATCTTGACGCTTTTCTCTTGCAACTTCTGTAAAGAAACATTTAGGAGGGTCAAGCTTTTTATTGAAATTGTCTACAATATTGCTTTTATAATACTTTACTATATCTTCTTTGTTATATTTAGCATTTTTGTAGAATTCATAATTATCGATAACAGATTTCATTCTCATATCTTTAATATATTCATTAGAATATTTCTTTGTTACCATAAATGTTGAGTAATTGTCATGCAATGTTTTAATTGCTTCTAAGTCGTTATTAGGGTATTCATATGAATTATTTATTTTCTTGGCAAAATCAGTGAAATCATTGTAGTTGATTACGTTTGTCATTGTAAGTGTAGCTAATAATAATAAGTATATACTATCTATCAATTTTTTTTTATCTTGTTGAAAAATAGGTATTCGTCATTTTATGAAGAATAACTGGGATGTCTTAAATATTGATTGCAAAAATTATATAATAGAATGGAAAAATAAATTAAATTATTTTCATACAGGATTTTACTATTTAAACGATTTAATATTTGGAAAAATATATATATTAATTGTTGAAATTACAATGTCATATGTAATAATTCTAGATTTAAATATATTTAAAACTAGAAAAATGAAAAAAATGTATGATTATACAGGAGATCAGTTTATTAGATTTAATCAAGAAAAGCATAAGATTGTCATATATCCTCACTATTTAAGATTACTTCAATATTTTTAACTAATTTATTTACAATTTCCGTAATTTTATCCATTTCAACATTTGTTGAATGTTTATATTCAATTAGCAATGTCTTGATATTTTCATTGACTTCATTTTTAATTATTATTGAAATTCTATTTGATATTTTATATTCTTTTATAGTAACTTCACTTATATTATCTATATCATTTGTGCATGAAAATACATATTGTGGATATTTATCTATTTTAGAACTTATTATATATATATTACTCTTTTTTGTTTTGTAAAATGTGTCCAATTTCTTAGTTTTAGATGTTACATATTGGTTATCATTTGATAACTCATATGTATATACCTTATCTTTCATATAATACATTTTATATTTTTCTTCTTTTGTTTTTTTATAAGCTTTGTTTATTCTGTCATCAATATCACGTGGTATTTTCACACTTATTACATTATTATCATTTTGTTTATTTACAAAATATATTTCGACAATATTAACATTATCATTTACTAATTCACTGATATTTATATTACTCATTATTGATAATAATCTTAATAATGATTATATCATTTTTTATTTAATATATAAAAAAATGATAGGTTGTAATATTATTTACAAAATATATTATGACCTCAGAAGAATATAAATTATATAATCTTGAAGATGAAATTAATAAATATACTAAAATAAATAATACTATTACATTATATGAGGAAAATAATGACTTTAATAAAAACAAAGTACGTGATAATTTTGTAGATATATTAAGGAAAAAATTGAAAATCCCTGAATTACAAGCAAAAGATTTAGAAATAGGTGTATTTAATGCAACAATAGATTATGCTAAAAATTATGGTATACAATTATCTTGGAAAAATCAAATATTACTCGATACTTATATTAATATATCTAGAAGTATTTATTCAAATATAAAAAAAGATAGTTATATTGGTAATAAAAACTTACATAAACGTATGTTGAAAAATAAAGATTTTCCCCCACATATGTTACCATATATGCAATATCATAATGTATTTCCAGAAAGATGGAAAGAAATTATTGAGAAAAATCAACGTAGGTTTAAAGCAGCTTATGAAATCAAGCTTGTTGCTATGTCTGATATGATTACTTGTTCGCGTTGCAAAAGTAAGAAGGTTAGCTATTATGAATTGCAAACTCGTTCTGGTGATGAAGCATCTACATTATTTATGAATTGTTTAATCTGTGGTAAAAAATGGAAACAATAATTTAATGTTCTATTATTCTAAATTCAAAATATTCAAATATTATATTAAATGCTATACCATATATTAATTTTGTTTCATCATGTTCTATCAAAATCATAATATCTTCATAATATTTTTTGTTTAAAATAAAATATTGAATTGCTTTTTGTATTCCATAATTATATACTACTTCTTCCATATCTTTTTTATAGTATAATGGTAGATTCAAATGGTTAAAAACAAATGTTTTTAAACTATTTACTAACCATATTTTATCTTTTGAATAAATATTTTTAACTTTTTCATATATTGTGTTAACAATATTATTGTCTGTTTTTTTAAGAATGATTTTGTATTTATATTCGCTCATTTCTTATAATACATTATGATATATTTATATCATTAAATATATTCCTATTTTTTGTATTATTTCTTTCATCTGTTATAGAGAACTCCTATGTGTAATGACCATAAACCATTGATATATATTTCATTGTTGTATAAGTATTTTTTTATATAATAGCGCATATGAATAATATATAAAAATAAAAGTATTATATTATATTAATATGTATGCTTATTCTGCTGTAATATTTTATATGTTATTTATTTATTTGTCAGATATTTTTAGATAAAATAGTTCAGGTTTATATGTAATTATACCTTTTATTTTTTATGTTATAAAAATCTTAATTTGTGTTAATTATAAAACAATATGTAGGAATTTTATTACTATATAATATAAATAGTTATAACTACAATAAAATACCACTTTTTGAGTGATATATATTATATATTACACATATATATACCTGATATTAGCATAATTATTTTAGAAATATTTATTTCCGTTTTTTTTAAAATTTTATTTTTTGTTATAGCATACGTGTTTATTAATATTAAAGGAAGTTGTATCAATATAAATGATATGGATAATCCATATGGTATTAATGTTCCAAGCAAAAGAAATCCTAATCCTATTATATTAGCCTTTTTATATCCATATAATACTGGAATTGTATTAATATTATTTTTTTTATCACCATTAATATCGATAATATCAAGCATAATTTCCTGCCACATTATAAAATTAAATAGATAAATTATTGCTGGAAAAACATTATGATAATTGCCTCCAACTATAATAGCGCCTGTTAATGGTGCTTGCGTTATAATTAATGCAACTACTATATTTTTTATTAATGGAATACTTTTAAAAACAGGTGTATATAAATATGTAAATATTATTGTATTTGATATTATATCTCTTACCATATTATTAGCTATTAAAGAACATAAATAATAACTTATTATTGCCAAGTATGTAGAAAAATATAGAACTTCTTCGGTTGTCAATTCATTATTATTAAGTACTTTGTTCTTTTTTTCAGTATCAGTTCCAAGTTTGTAATCATAATAATCATTAATAACCATTGAATTACTTGCAATTATTGCACTTATTATACCCATCAATAAAGCATATGGATTTATTATTACCGATAAGCTTTTTGTTGCTAAATAACTGCCAAATAAAGGCATTGCGAACTCATAAGGAAGTCCTTCGGGTCTTGTTATTTTTAAATAACTGCCTAATTTATTAGATTTATAAAAATTATTAACATGTTTGGGCTGTGTCTTTATATCAATACTTTTTTTTATTTTCATAGCAAGCATATTAGTCGTTTTAAAAGCATTTACATGTATACATAATAATAATAAAGTTAATAATTTAATTTTCATTATTAGGGTTATTTATAAGGATAAATTTTATATAAAAAAATAAAAAATTGATTATTATATTTAATATAAATAATTATCATTCAAACGATGTTCTCAACCAACGCTACCCAGATCCCTGTCGAATACACCACAGGTGATTACATTATCCACCTTAACCTCAACTTTGGTGAGGGAAAGGATTCAGAAATTTACAAAAACGAAAATGAGAGAAAGAGGTTCACAGACAACTATAATGTTGAAGTATATGAGTCTGGTGAAGGCGATAATTATACCAAAGGTTATCGTGTTATGACTAACGAAGGTCCTTTGGTTATCAAATTGGGCAATATCTCTATTGTTGGAAAAGATGATTATAATTATGATTATGCTGTGGGTTTTGCGGTAGACAACATTTTGCCCGAGTATACTACTGAGAGGTCTACCATTCCTTACAATATCGAAAGGGATGGTACTCTCTGGACTATTCCTGCCAATGATGGCAATAGCTACTACTTTGATCAAAATCCCAATGGTAGATATCAGTGGGTTGCAAAGCGTGCTATGGATATCGGTTATGAACCAACCGAAGAAGAACTGGAAATCGGTATGGAAAAAACAAGTGAAAGCACTGGACTTCTCTATCTCACATTTATGGTATTCAAAAAACCTAGACATGTTGAGGTAACTCGCGGTGCTACTCGTGGTGCTACTCGTGGTGCTACTCGTGGTGCTACTCGTGGTGGCGACCAGATTGAAAGTGATGCAGCAAGATTTGGATATGGTAATGAGGCTAGCACGTCATCTAAAAAGAGTGAATTTGAATATGCCGAAAATACTGAACGCTATGTATTGCCTATTAGATTGCGTATTGACAAAAAGTCTGCTACAAGCGAGATTAATTGCTCACATCATTTAAAGGGAGCAAACGTAAACACCTTGCGTCGCCAGACAATGACTGTGCCCTTTTAGATTAAAAATTGATATGTTATATAAGTATTTATTTTTATAATTATATTAAGTAGAATATGATGACTTCTCCACAAACTATTAAAAATACTATCAAAATAACTCATGATTTATCTTGTATTATTATGAGAAATCGTGCAATCATGATGATAAAAATGCTAAAAGATAAAAAAAACAAATATAATAAAAATAAACAAACAAAAGTAATGAATAACAAATTTTGTATTGGGTTTTGTGAAAATCCATTAAATTGTTCTTGTTTTATTAACAATTCAATTTAGATTAGAATCTTCTTATGAACTGTTTCAATCGCTCCCTCTACCCATGCTTGCCTATCACAATATGTTTCTCCTAATATATAAATGTCTTTTTTTGTAAATAAATCATCAATCGTTTTTTGTATTTTATTGGAATTAATCCCAACTTTCCACATATGATCCCCTGAACTCCAATAATGCATCGTTATCCATTCAGGCTCTTTTATTTTTTTATCAGGAAACATTTCGTCTAACAACTTCTTGATATGTTTTTTAACAGATTTCTCATCTTTGAATGTATTCCAAAATTCAGCATTATAACTATCTGTATAACTTATTTGTATTAATCCAGAATTGTAATTAATCGGTATTATAAATTGTAATTTATTATCTGTTAATGTTTTAGGCATATCTTTAAACCAAACATCTTTAAATTGTGCGTATATTCTTAATAGTTTACCATCATTTACACTATTAAGCACATTTTCATATTTTTTGAAATAAGGTATATTTAGGTAATCACCACGTGTTAATGTTAAATATAACTTAGTATATTTATCTTTTTTATTATTTACATTATATGTTTTATTTGTATCATCAATATTAGTCAATAATGTATTGAACTCTATTTTAACATTACGTGATTTTAGATATCCATAGAGAACATCACATAATTTCTGGATTCCTTCTTTTAATACAAAGAATTCGTTGTTTTTAACATCAAAATCTTTACGTAAAGTTAATATAGCATTATGAGCATTCATATCATATATTTCTCCAATATATCCCAATGATTTATTTAGCACTTCTACTTCATTTGTTGGCAAAAATAGTGAAAGGTAGTTATGTAGATTATAATCATGTTTATTAACTTTTACATTTTTATTTATTGCATAATCCCATAATTTATCTAGACTACTATAACTTGATTTATAATAAGCTAGTAGCTCTTTTTCTGTCATCATTTTGCCATTAATATAATATCCTTTATCTTTACCAATATCTATAATTTGGTCTAATAAATTAAAATCTTTAATAAGTTTCATAACATATTTGTGTTTTTTTCCTAACCTTCCTGCTCCAACAGAATAGTTAAATCCCTTATTGCTATATGTATAAATACGACCACCTATACGATTATTTTTTTCATATATTACTATATCATCGGGGTTAACATTTTTTATAGTTATTAATTTATAAGCTAAATATAATCCTGTTATTCCTGCTCCTATAATGACATGTTTCATAGCTTCTAAAAAATGAGTACATAATTTTGTAAAAAGTTAAAATTATAAAAAGTTTATAAAATCTAAATAAAAATAAAATTATGTACTCATTTTCTATAAATTATCCATATTCTTTTTATTATTACTAAATGTATATAAATATACTTAATATACTTAATAAGACTTTACTAAAATATATGAAAATAAACATATAAAAAATTATTATTATAAACTAATAAATGTATTTTGAGAATGAATCAGGTTATTTAAAGCTTTTAAAAGAAACTCTAAAAGAAAGTGAAATAAAAACTACAAGAAATGGTGTAGTTTATTCTAAATTTGGATGTATGATTAAATTTAATGATATCAATAATTTTCCATTATTAACAACTAAAAAAATGTTTTTTAGAGGTATTGTTGAAGAACTTTTATGGTTTTTGAGAGGTTCAACAGATGCCAATGAACTAAAAGCAAAAAAAATCAATATATGGACTGGTAATTCTACTCGCGAATATTTAGATAGTATAGGTTTAACTGAATATAAAGAAGGTGAATTAGGACCAGTTTATGGATGGCAATGGCGCAAATTTGGAGAAGATTATAATAATCCTGAAACAAAAGGCAAAGATCAAATTAGATATTTATTGGAAGAATTAATAAAATCCGATAATAGCAGACGTGCTGTATTATCTGGGTGGAATCCTGTTGATTTAAATAAAATGGCTTTACCACCTTGTCATATTCTTTATATTTTTAATAAAACAAGTAAAGGACTTTCGTGTCACATGACGCTACGTAGTTCTGATTTATTTCTAGGATTACCATTTAATATTGCTAGTACAGCTCTGCTAACACAAATACTTGCAACAGTACTAAATATTGAAATTTCAGAAATCTGTCTTTCTATATGTGATGCTCATATATATCAAGAACATGTTAAACAAATTGATAAGCAATTATTACTCACACCTTATGATTTACCTAAACTAATTATTAAAAAGTTTCCTCCTCATATTGATAGCAGCATTGACGAAAAAATAAATTGGATTGAATCTTTAAAATATGAAGATTTTGAATTAAAATATTATTTGTCACACCCATCTTTACCTGCTATTATGAAATAGCTCGTGGATGCCATTTTTTAAACTTATTATTATAAGTACAAACAAATGCTATAATTGTCATTGCATTTTTATCTTTGAATGCTGTTCGCAACATCTTGCTATCACGCAATGTTTGCACTAACGCAATACCCAGCATATTATTGATATCTTCATTATCATATACATTATATATATCAGGTTCGTTTGTTTTTGTTAAATATAATACTTTATCATCTTCACCAATATTGATATCGTATTTTTTTTCAATGACTACTTCTTCGGTTTTTGTAATATTTTCAATAGTTTTAAATTCTGTGATATCCTTTGTTCTTCTTACAACTTCAATAATATTTGTATCATCAAAATTATATAATTTAGGTTTATACTTTAAATCATATGGCCATATATATATACCACGGCATGTATAATTAAGATTTTTTGTGAGTTCTTGTATTGCATTAATAGATTCTTTGTATAAATTATAATAAGTTTTAACTTTATAATTACATACATCAATTGTTTTATCAGGTGTATATTGCGTAGCTAGCATATTATAAATAATATTTAATCTTTCTGGTAATGTTTTATTTTTCAAATGTATACCCTCATAACATACAATATCATTAATCAGAAATGTCCAACTATCATCTTTGCATTTAACCATTTCTCCATCTAGCAAAGTATTCTTAAATAATTTTTTATCAAATAATCCGCGTCCAAATATAATACGAGGACGCTGATATCCTGGATGTATTTTTTTATCAATATAATACATTATTTCAATGTCATTATATAGTGTAAAATAAAGATAGTATCTATTACCATTTGATCTTAAATTGAGCATATGATTAGATAATATAAAATTAACATTATTACTATCAAGATTATGATGATGTCTTTGTAAAATTTTAATATTATATTTATTATATAAATCAGATAATATTAAATCTTTATGGTCATTACTTTTAATATTAAAAGCTATTCTGTTTGAAAAACTAATAATACCTTGCATTAAATTAATATGATGTGTATATTGTAATATAGTATCTATCATTTTTTTAAATAAAAATAATATAACGTTAATTTCATTAATATATATGTATTAATGAATAATCTTTATCACGAATGGTTTAGCAATCCTGATTATTGGTTTTCTAAAAATATAATAACAGATAATTATTTATGTAATAAATATTTAAAATATATTGAAAACACAACACAAATATATGAATATAAAGAGATTTATAGCAAAGAAACATTGATTACCAGTGTTATTTTATTAGACCAAATACCAAGACATTATAAAAGATTGGGTTATGATATTGATGTAGATGAATATTCTGAAAAAGCTGCTAAATTATCTGACTATATATTATCAATATATAATACTAGTATATTGACATATGATGAATTATGTTTTTTATATTTACCATATAGACATTTAAAAATAATTGATAAAATTTATGAAATTATCAATATATTTATTAAATTGTACAACAATGACGATGATATTAATAAAGCAAAATGTAAAAGATATATTTATGCAACATTAAATAATATTTATAAAGATATTAACAAGAAATCATTGAATTACTATTTACAACCTAAGTCATGGATTGCATTAAATAAAGACATATTTGATAAGCAATCATTGGATATCAGCAATAAAGAATATAATATTCAAGAAAACATATTATATAATACTATATATCAGGAATATTTTAAACTTAATGCGAGTTCAAAAATAGTTGTTTCTTTGTCAGGTGGTGTTGATAGTATTGTTGCTCTATTTATCCTTAGTAAAATTACAGATAATCTTGTTGCTGTTCATATTAATTATAATAATCGCAAGGAATCGCAAGATGAATTAGATTTTGTTAATTACTATTGTGATTATTTAGGTGTCAAGTTAGTATATAGAACTATTAATGAAATAAAAAGAGATGATTGTCTTGATAATGGATTGCGTGATATGTATGAAGAAATCAGTAAAAAGATAAGATATGATATGTATAATTTACAAAAAGAAAACGATGATATCTATGTATTACTTGGACATAATAAGGATGATTGTTTTGAAAATATTATTACTAATATAACAAATAAAAGCTGCTATGATAATCTTTCTGGAATGGAAACATTGAAAATTATTGACGATATTAATTTTTGGCGCCCAATGTTGAACATTAAGAAAAAGGATATTATTAATTTTGCTAACATTAATAATATTCCATATTTGTTTGATAGTACTCCAAAATGGTCAGTTCGTGGTAAAATTAGAGATAATCTTCGTCCTGTAATATGTAGTCTTAAAAATAATAGTAATATCATAGATGAAAGCCAAATAGATGGTTTTTTTAGCTTAACAGAACATATTAAAGAAACAAATAATATAATTAATAATGTAATTATTAGCAATTTAGTTAATAAAATAAAAAGTGAAAATAATAAATTAGTTGGTATATTTTATATTAATGATTTATATACATTGTGTTATAAAAGCATACTAAATTTATTTTTAAGAAAATTAAACATTAAAATTAGTAACAAGACACAATGTGATTTAGTAGATTATATTAATAGATTTATTTTAAAAAATAAGGAAAATTACTTTATATTAAATAAATTTAATAAGATAATAATTAAAAATACATGTGATAATTCATATAAAAAATTAATTATAATTTAGATAAAGTATGAGTAAAATAATATCCGGGTATGCTTACAATATTGTTAAGAGAATTATGCCCAAAATATCTGCAACTGAAAAAGCAGCTTTAAATTCAGGTTCAGTATCTATTGATGGAGATATATTTAAAGGTAACTTAGAACTTAATAAAATTGTTGATAGATATGATATTATTTTACACCTTTGCACATTTAAAATGCCGATTTTACAGCAAAAAAAATTATAAAGGTAAATGAATTTACAAAAAAATTCCATTAAAAAATCTATAAAGTAGTATTACTATCCTTGCAAGTTTCATTCCATTTTCTATATGTGGATAGAAAAGGCAAGTAATATTTAGCTATTTTATAATTAACAATATTACTTGCTTTTAATCTATTATTTTTAAACTCATTTAATTTATATTTTACGATTGAGTTATTGAGTGGTTGTAAATTACTCGATTTATTATTTATTATAGAATTATTGATATTATATTTGGGCTTTAAAACTATATTATTAAACTGTGAAAAAGCACCTACTAATGATAATAATGTTAAAATTATATAATATTTAAACATTTACTATTTTATAGTATATATTCTTTAAATAATGAAATATGAAATTTATAATAATGAAAGTAATTTACCTGACAATGTTATAGCAATTGATGGGATTGTATATTCACTTGATGGGTGGAAACATCCAGGTGGAGAACAAATAAAATTATTTGGAGGTAATGATGTATCTGTTCAATATAGAATGATACATCCTAATCATAGTAATAATATAGTGAATGTAGCTCCAATTGTAGGTAAACTAATTAATTATAACAAAGAATATACTTTTGGTTCTAATTTTGAAAAAGAATTAAAAAAGGAAGTTAATAAAATTATTCCACCTAATAAAATATATGCTACACCTGGTTTCAAAATAAGAGCCATTATATATTGTATTAATTATTTTGCTTTAATGTATTATTATGTAGTATATGGAGGTAATTTTATAGTATGTACATTACTTGGACTAGCAGAAGCGCTAATAGGATTAAATGTACAACATGATGCAAATCATGGTGCTATAACAAAGATACCTTTTTGGAATGATATATTGGGTCATTGTGCGGATTTAATTGGTGGAAATAAGTATTTATGGCTACAACAGCATTGGACTCATCATGCTTTTACAAATGATAATAAAAGAGATCCTGATACAAAAAGCATGGATCCATATTTTATTTTCCATAATTATAATTATGATTCACCAAAACGCAAATATATTACAAAATATCAATATTTATATATGATACCGATGTTTTCATTATATTGGTTATCTTCAATATTTTCATTTGAAATACTTACAGGATTACAGTATTCTGTTAATAAATATTCTGAAATAAACTTTAATAATAGATTTATTCAAAGTAAAAAAGATATATCAGTGATATTAAGATTGATATATTTATATTTAAAATGTTTTTCACAATTTAAACATTATAATGCTACACAGGCTATTATATATATATTATATACATCAATTGTAGTATCTTTAACACTAGCTATACCATTTTCCTTATCACATAATTTTGAAAACGTTGAAAGATTTCCAAGTAAAAAAGATTGGTATAAATCGCAAGTAGAAACTACTTCAACATATGGTGGAAAATATATAGGTTATTTATGCGGAGGTCTCAATTATCAAATAGAACATCATTTATTTCCTCGTATGTCTAGTGCATGGTATCCATATATACAAGATACGGTTATGAAAGTATGCAAGAAACATAATGTAAAATACACATATTACCCAACATTTCTAGATAATTTTAAATCAACTATTAAATATGTCATAAATATATCAGATATTAAAAAGAGTAACGAGAGTAACAAGAGTAACGAGAGTAAAACGAGTACATAATTCTCTAAAAAGTAAAAATTATAAAAAGTTTATAAAATCATTAGAAAAATAAGATTATGTACTCATTTTTTAAGCCATTATCATTCTATCAGATAATTTAAAAGATTTATGGTTATCTTTTAGAGCACATAATGGTACGTTAGCTATTGGTAAATCCCCTTTATTGGGTTTCAAAGAATAGTTATATATTTGATTATAATCAAATTTTGGATTAGTATTCTCAGCTAAATCGTGTGTATATATTTTTTCTAATTCAGGTGTAAATACACGTTGTTCTGGTGTTTTTATAGTATCCTGTGTAATTATTTCTTTATTAAAATTTGCATTATCAATATCTTTATTAGAGCTATACATATTAAAAGTATTTTTATTAATTACATCTAAATCATTTTTATTAGGCATTGGTGGAATATTCTGATTATATAAATTTACCAATTTAGGAGGACATCTTACTTTTACATTATTATGATCTATTTTTACCGGTATAGATACAGGTTTGGCTTTTACCGGCTCTTCATTTTCTTGTAATGTATTTTTAGACATATTAAAAAATAGTAAAAATGCAAAAACTATCAAAAATATAATACATATGATTTCTATATAATAGATATCGTTATCTCTCATATTACTATATTAAAATAATATTTTAATCGTCATCTTCAATGAATTTAAGTTTCTTTTTTGTATCTCCTGTATTACTTGAATTATCATTATCATCAGAATATGTATTACAAATTTGTATTAATTCATTATCTTGGTAATAAGAAATATTATACTTATTTGTATTATAAAATCTTGTACGTGTATAACCTTTTCTTTTGAATACGGAGAATTCATCAAGTATATCAATACAAAGTGGAATATATTTTCTATCTTCTGGGCGTTCCCTGAGAATACGACCAATAGATTGTTGAATATCTGATATAGGTGAAGCAAATATTATTGTATTTAGTGAAGGTACATTAAATCCCTCAGAAGCCAATTGATAAGTTGCAAGAATAATTTGTTTTTCAGCTGATTTATTTAAATCACATTGTTTCATTCCTCCTACATAATATCCGTAGTCCTTATTAAGAATATTTTTTTCAATAATTAGTGTTTCAATATCTTTCAGTAAATTTCTACGTTCGCTCAATATCAATATACGTCTTTCAGGATCTTTTTTAATAATACTTTCTAAAACACTAATAATATAGTATGTACGTGGTTTAAATGCACATATGTTATTAATCATAGCAGCTATATTTTCTTTACCATTCCACAATTGTTTTACAGCCGAATATTCAATATTGGGTTCATAATATTTGTGTATTTGTACTTCAACTTCGGTAAACTCTTTTTTCTTCATAGTATATACCGAACCACCAATATAGTATTCAAATACCTTGCGCATACCATCTTTGCGATTGAGAGTAGCTGAAAGACCTAATATAATAGGACTATGTAGTTTTTTGAATGCGCGACAAAATACTTGTGCCCCTGTATGATGAACTTCGTCAATAATAATAAATCCAATATCATTGAATATATTAATATCATATTCTCTCATTGATAATGATTGAAGAGAAGCGATAATAAAATCCTTATTTACAACATCTACTTTACTTTGCTTAATAATGCCAATATTTGCATTTGGTGAAAATGTTTTTACAGTATCTATAAATTGTTGATTAAGAAAGTCTTTGTGACTTATAAACATAGTTTTCTTTTTAAGTTGACATGCTATATAGAGCCCCATAATAGTTTTTCCAAATCCACATGGTACAGATATAATACCACCCATTTTAAGAGGATTTTTAGCTGCTTCCAAAAATTTATTAACAGGTTCTAGTTGATATTCTCTTAATTTACCATTAAATTCTACATTAATATCCTCTCCACCTGTAATTTTAGATACTTTGGGTAATCCATAATTACATAATCCGTAATATCTTGGAATATATATTCTATTTTCGGTTTCTCTATACAAAATAAATGTGTTGTCACCATCTTTTTTTGCTGTTAATTCAAAATTAACTCTTGGTTTCATAGTAAGTTCCTCTTTTATTTTAATTAATTCACCATCTTTTAAAGATTTTTTTAGGAGACTATATCCATTAATAGATAACATTGTTTAACCAATATACATAAATATAATGATATCATTTTTTTATATGAATTATAATAGAATACATAAAAAAATACAAATGATTGTTAATTCATTTAGAATATTAGCTGTTGTAATATTATTTGCTGTAATGCTTGTTCACGATATCCCTTTTAAAAAAATGTATAAAGATGCATTTATGCAATTTTATTTGGCTGTATTATGTATATTAATATTAATTGTTGTAGATAATATAACCGGATTTGTAATAACACTCGCTCTTTTAATCGTATATTTTAGAATTTATAATGCAGAATTAAAAGAAAAAAACATAATAAAACTTGATGAAATGCAAAAAGAAGCAACAAAAGAAGCAACAAAAAAATGCGATGAAAAAGATAATAGGTGTAAATTAGAAAATCCCGAAAAAATTAGTGTAGTTTCAAAAGAAATAAATAATATAGACGATGAAGGTTTTAAACCATATATAACAGAACATGACCTTTTTTTAGCACAAAATAATGTAATTGATGATAGTATTTATAATAATGAAATAGGTGATTTAACATTTGAACATAAAGATGCAAGACCATTATATAAATCACAAGGATTAAATGATGACGATTTACATGTTAGTGGATATGATTATTATAATAGTTATTACGGGAGCTTACAATATGAACCAATAAATAATTAAAATTATCTCTTGAATTATTAGATAATTATAATGGCAAATGAAAAATTTGTATCGCAAAATCAAAACGATGAAGTTATAAAAGAAACATTTACTTTATTTGGATACTCTATATTGAGTGTAGTTGTAGTAATAGCATTACTATGGGGATATAATACTGGTGAAAATATGTACTTATTTATAATTATATACTCAATAATTATTATACTATATACTGTAATCATAATATCATTAGTTGTTATGAATAAAAAAAAATATGATTTAACATCATATACTATATTATTTGGCACAACAATATTTACCATATTTTTAACATTTTTTATAGGTGTATTTTTTGTTTATAAATATTTTAATAGTGCATCTCTAAAAAAAAACACCGACCAAATAATTAACTATTCTTATAAATATTAAATGTAATTAAATAGAGATAACACATATAATATTATAAATAATGAAAGTGCTTTAATTAGAATATCATATGAGTTTAAATTTTCATGTAAATATTCAGGCATTTTATCATAAAATGTTGAAATCAAACTAGTATTATGTATTAATAATACAATAATAACAATCATTAAATTCTTTTTTACTAATTCCATATCAATGTTTGTTATTGAATTGTTTTTGTGATATTGTGATGGTGGATATCTATCAGATACATTATATTCTGGTCTTCTATTTTGTGGAGGATGAGGTGGATAATTATCATCCGGTGGATATTCTATAACTTCATCTTCATAATCAGGGATCATACTACTATTTGTATTTTTATTTTTATAACTATATTCGTCGCGAAACTCATTCAACACATTTTGAACAATAGGGTCATTAATATCGTTATTATCGGTCTTCTTAGTATTACCATTTAAAGTTGATGTAGGCGTTGACATTGATATCTAATGATATATTATATTAAGAAAAGTAGTATTATAACGCAATTATAAAGTTATTGAATTATCCGTACATTCTACTTTATTTTTATTAAGTATATAACACTTATTATTATATTTAAAAACATTATCGACTATTTTAACTGGTATATAAAATAAAAATATTGCAATAGATAAACCAAATATTGCACTTACTATTATTTGTCCAGTATTATCATAAAATAATTTTTCAACAATATAATTTAATTTGGATTTTTGCATATTGACTAATATTATAAATTATTTTAAATAAATGGTACTGGATAATCAATATTATCAAAACATTTTACATTAATTACATCAAAATTATAACAATCATTATGTTCATCCATATATATATTTTTACTAATATCATCGAATGTTATATGTTTTCTATTTTTTGTAATAATATGTATATAAAAGATACCAAGTATAAATGCTATGAAAAAACTATACCAATTTATATAGAATATTCTTCTCATTGTCTATTAATATTCTTTATATTTATTTTTTAATACATCTACCAGAATCAGGGTTACATTTTTTATCTTTTTTCTCACATTCTGCTTTTTTAGCTTCTGTACATTTATCTTCCTTAACAGCAGGTTTATCTTCTACTTTATCTTCCTTAGCAGCAGGTTTATCTTCTACTTTATCTTCCTTAACAGCAGGTTTATCTTCTACTTTATCTTCCTTAGCAGCAGGTTTATCTTCTACTTTATCTTCCTTAGCAGCAGGTTTATCTTCTACTTTATCTTCCTTAGCAGCAGGTTTGTCGTCTTTAACACATCTACCTGAACTTGGATTACATTTCTTACCTTTTTTCTCACATTCTGCTATTTTAGCTGGTGTACATTTATCAACTTGTTTTACGATAGGCTTCTCTTCTTGTTTTACGATAGGCTTCTCTTCTTGTTTTACGATAGGTTTTTCTTCTGCTATTTTAACATCTAAATAAGAATATAGTGTTAAATTATTATATTTAGGTGTCTTTAATTTTAAATAATTATGTAAAGCAGTTTTTGTTTTATTATTTTTAAAAATTTCCATTAATTCAGCTTTTTCACGCAAATAATTATCATAATTGATATGTTGCTCTACTCTTTTGTTTTCATATTCCTCATAATATTTATCTTTTTTTATATTATTAATATTTTCTTTATCAGCTATTTTTTTAAAATACAATTTAATATTTTTTTTTAACATATCAGTATCTATATCATTATTTGCATTAGTTATATCAATTATATTTTTTTCAATACTTCTTAATATTTCCATTTAATAATATTGAGGATAAAAATAAATATTTTATCGTGGCAACATAATATCATCAAACATTCCTTTATAAAATGTTTGTAGACTTTCAGCTGGTTTCATTTGATCTTCATAAATAGTTCTAGGTACATATTTTACAATTACTTTATCTTTTTTACATATTTTTTTGTTATTATGATAACCTTGCACAATTAGTAAGCAACCTATAAATAATATAAATATAGCTATTGCTTTCATTATTTAATGATAAACTCTAAATAAAAGAATTATTTAATTTTATTCTTGTTTGCGCTCACTCCATACATCAACATTTTCAATGCTTTCTTTAATGCTTGTAAGTTCAACATTTGTATCATCGGTAATTTCATCATTTAGTGCATCGCTAGGTGTTTGCGACGAAGATGTCTCAGCACCTACAGGTTGCTGTGATGCGGCTACAATACTATTTTTGCGACTTTCAAAAACAGTATCTTTATCATCCATGTTTTGTTTATATTCTTTCATTAAAGTGTTTAGTTGAGTATTTGAATATTCTACATCCTTGATAAATTCAGGGTCGGGTGCCCATGCACACCAGCACCCTACTTCTCCAACATAAATATGAAATTTATCACCTAATTTTTTTAAGAATTCGCTACGTGTTTTAGCCTCTTCAATAGTTTCAAAGCAACCGCGTACTTTTACACCACGAATTGATGTTACACCTTTATTATCTGCATGATATTTGGCTTCAAGTTCCTGCCCTTTTACAGATTTAAAGAACTTATATTGTTCGTCCATTTCTTTTGCGTCAAAGATATATTTGTGATTATCACAAATGCTATCAATTACATCTTTTGTTTCAGGATATTTTTCCTTAATAGAACCAAATATTTCTTTAACATTTGTGGAAAAGCTTTCAATAAATTTACTAAAAAATAGTGCTTCTTTATTGATAATAACATCTTCGGGACTTACAAATGATAAGAGAACATACTTTTGACCTCTAATTGGCTTATCTTCGTCTAAATGATCCTCAACTCTTGGATCTACTAATTCAATTTTTTTATCTGTTAATGTCATAATTCTTATAATATTTTATATAAATATAATCTTATATATTTTTTTTAAAAAAATATAAAATAATATTAAACAATGAACTATAAATTTGATTATTCGGAGGCTGGATCCCGACTAATGAAATATTTATTTGAAGGTTTGGTTGTTGCATTCATAGCAATTATATTGCCAAAAAATAAATTAGAATGGAATGAAATATGGCTACTTGCCTTAACAGCAGCATGCACTTTTTCAATATTAGATTTACTATCGCCAGTAATATCACAAAGTGCGAGACAAGGTGTTGGATTAGGCACTGGATTTAGTTTGGTAGGATTTCCAATGGGATTTTAAAGAGTACTATAATGAAGGTATATTTTCATAATTTAAATCTATACATATTTTTTTCCATATTTGGTCTTGAACATAAAGCTTTTCTCTACTTTTTAATAAAGGAAAGTATTTGAGATATTCGTCTAGACCCAATATTTGAAAAAACTTATAAAGAACATAGCTGTATGATAAAAAGTTTTTTCTATCTTTTGGACAATGTTTCAAGAAAGGTGCTTGAATACTCCTAAACATGCTGCAAAGTTTTTCTTCTAATTCGGGGCTAAATTGTGGTGTAGGAATACCATTAATTCTGTTTATAATATAATTAATATGTTCATAATATTTATTTATACGTAATCTTTTAAGAATATCTCTCATTTTAGTATAAGTAATAGTTTTGAGGTCAACTATTTTTTCTTTTTTAATTTCCGCTAATATTTTCACAAATACTTCATCGGGTATATCGGTACTTTCTTTACCTTGCACTTGATTACACCATTCTCTAAAATGATTAATTCTCTTATAGCAAAAATGCGATGTATCCTTAGTATTTTGTTTAAGTATAGGTCTATTTTGTTCTACCAATAATAACTCTTGATAACCGCAAGTATTACATATCATTATTGCATCTTGTTGTAGACAAATCATTTTACTTTTGCACTCTTTACATATTTCAATATTGTCATCTTCAACATTTCTAACGTATTTTTTATTTATAATAGACATATACTTATCAACTAATGTACTTTTATCTTCAAATGTTTCTTCATTTTTTGTATTTTTACTTGTAATATCATTATTTTCTATATTAGATGTAGAAGTATTATTATCTTCACAATTGGTGTTATTATTAATATTATTTAAAGCATCCAATACATTTATAGTATTGTGCAATAAAATAGCTTTTTTCTTTTTAGATTCGCTTTTGTACACATTTCTACTTTGTTTAATTGGTAAATCAACAGATGACTTAATAATATTGTTATTTCCAATAAGTGCATTATTAATATGTGACTGTTTATCAACAGTATCATAATATTGAAATAAAATATAACTTGTATTTTTATAATATTCTATTTCATCATAATTATTATTAAGTTCTTTAATTTTATTTTTTGTATCAATAATTTTTTCACGTAAATCAATATTACTACTCCATAATATATTTATAGTATCTTTATTGGTTTCTTTATTTAGTTCGTTAAATATAATATTAGAACTTAATTCATATTTATTTAATAAATTATTGTAATAAGATAATTCTTTGTCAGTATTCTCGAAATTTTTTATCATATTGTTATGCATAGCATCAAGAGTATAAGTTTCATTTGTATCAGTATTTATTTTTTTTTTTGATGATTTTTCTTTAAACATCGTTTATAATAAAATTATTAATATAAAGTTTTATATGTATTATATTAGAAAATTAATTGCGTAGTAATTTATATTTTTTTCTCCTCTAATAGTATAAAGAATATAGCGTAAATGGGTGGTGGTCTTCTTCAACTAGTAGCTTATGGTGCTCAGGATGTTTATTTAACTGGTAATCCTCAAATTACCTTTTTCAAAGTTGTATATC